CGAGTACTATCCCGACGGATCGGTGAAGCGCGTCGAATTCCATTCGCATCAGTCAACAATTACGATGGACCCGCGAGTGCGTTTCACAATCGGCAACGACCTTTCCATTCTACCGAACACCTAAAGGGAGCCGTAGGATGAAGGCTGTCTTTGCAATTCTTGCTCTCTCTGTATTTTTCATGGCTGGCGGCTGTCAGTCCAATGACGATCTCTACAGCGGCACCCTCAAGAGCGAGCTTCGCAAGTGCGAGCGCGTGACCGGTGATCCAGGTTGGTGCGCGCGAAAGCTTTTCGAAATTGTTTCACGTAATTGAGGAGCCCGTAGAAGCATGTTGAAACGCCCACGCGCGCTTGATCTTTTCTGCGGCGCAGGCGGCGCAACCAAAGGGCTGCAACGCGCCGGCTATAGCGTGATGGGCGTTGACCTCAACCCAATGCCAAACTATTGCGGCGAGATGTTTCGCCAGGACGATGCGACCGGGATGCTTCTATCGGAGATTCGATCTTTTGACTTCGCGTGGGCTTCGCCACCGTGCCAAAAGTTTTGCGCGCTCAACACGCGCGAGGACTTGTCCGGCTATCCTGACCTGATCGAGCCCATCCGCAACATCCTGATCGAGAGTGGCGTCCCGTTCGTCATTGAGAACGTGCCCGGCGCTCCGGTACGCGCCGATCTCATTCTCTGCGGCGCCATGTTCGGATTGCGCAGCTACCGCCATCGGCATTTTGAATGCTCCTTTCCGGTCAGCCAGCCCGAGCACCCCACGCATAAGGTCCGGGTGAACCGCCGCGGCGAGAACCGGCGAGCGCATTGGGCCAACGGCGGCTTCATCACGGTCACGGGCGACGTTGGCACCTACTGCGGCCCGGAAGCCATGGGCATAGATTGGATGAACGGCAACGAGATGAGCGAGGCGATACCGCCCGCCTATGCCGAGTATATTGGTCGTGCTGCGCTGGCAATCCTTGCCAGCGCAGCATAGCTAGAAAGGAGGCCCTATCGTGGTCCCGAGATTCATCAGCAACTATCGCGGCACTCACAAGTCAAAGCCGGTGAAGAAGGGCGATTACGTGGTCGCGACGAAATACGGCGATGGAGATCCTGGCGATCAGTTTTGCATCGGCACCTATGACGGCTCGTTCGACCACTTTGGAGAGATGCGTCACTTGGTACTCGACAATGATGGCAAGAATTTCCGGCACAATGGATTCCGCCGCGTGGAGCGCGTCACGAGCAAACGTGGCGCTTGGTTAGTCGCGCACCTCGCTTATATCGAAAAGATGCAAGATCAATATAGTGTTTGGCATTGGGTTCATGCCTCTTGGGCTGAGCTTAATTCAGTCGCGCAACAGCTAGCAGCATAGGAGCATTGAATGAGTGAGTTCGTTCCGTTTCAAAAGATCGGCCGCCTGTCGCGCGAGATCATCGTGACCGAAAAGATCGACGGCACGAATGGCGTGATCGAGATCGGCGAAGACGGCTCTTACCAGATCGGTAGCCGCTCGCGCTGGCTTGGCGCCGATGGCGATAACTTCGGCTTCGGCATGTGGGCGCTCACTCACAAGGACGAACTGATCGCCGGGCTTGGTGTCGGGCGTCACTTTGGCGAGTGGTGGGGCTCCGGTATCCAGCGCCGCTATGGGCTGACCGAGAAACGATTCTCTCTCTTCAACGTGCATCGGTGGGGTGAGGCGCGGCCGGCGTGCTGCCATGTCGTACCGACGCTCTGGCGTGGCGACTTCGACACGACCGAGATCAAGCGCGTCATGGACGAATTGAAAGCTGGCGGCAGCGTCGCGGCTCCGGGCTTCATGCGCCCAGAGGGCGTCGTGATCTATCACGCGCAAGCGAACGTGCTGTTCAAGAAGACCTATGACAATGATGACGCAGGCAAAGGGCGCGAGCCTATTGCCGCGATGAACACCTAGCACGAAGGGAGCCAAGCATGAAGACCATTCCAAACCCAGAAAAAGCCTTTTCTGTCGCGTGCGGCTGCGGCGCTCCTTCCGGCCAGGATTGCCCGCACACGCCGATCCGCTGTCCTCATCGCTGGTGGTACGGGTCGAGCCCGGCATCGCTTCACGACAGCGTGCCTGATGACCAGAAGATCGGCGGCAAGCGTGAATGCGAGTACTGTGGCCGGGTTGAGCGCGCGGAATTGTCCTGGTCAACGGTCGTAGCTTAAAGGGAGGCCTAGTCATGCCGAATGTTGGGCAAACATTTACGCGCGTACCTGCTGGGTCACCGACGGGTTTGATGCAAAACTGCCGGAAGCGCGTGGCCATTGGCTTCTTACCGGGCGACTTTGACCGTTTGGTAAAACTTTCGCGCAAGAACGGTATCAGCTTTAACGAGCAAGTGCGCCGTCTCTGTACTTCGACCGACCATATTTAAGGAGCGTGCGTTGCCACTCGATCTGACACAGGAGGAGAAAGACATCCTTTGCACAATTTGGGCCGGATGGGATGTTGAAGACCTCGACGATGCGCAAAAGCTGATCGTGCAAGCGCTCGCTCGCAAAGGACTCATTCGTCAAATCTGGGCCATGACGCCAAAGGGCAATGCTGCCATTGCCCGAGCTGAGGCATTTGGTGAGGATGTCCTGTGACCGACCATCCGTGCAAAGGCATGACAAGGGCGCAGCGCGAAGCTTTTGAGCGCGTCGCTGTCAATCAGATGCCAGCATGCACATGGCCGACGATCGATGCGCTTTTGAAAGCTGGCGTGATCGAGCGTGGTGAAGCAGAGACAAGGCGCGATGCAATGGGCGTCTACCAAATTCCAAGCTTCCGTGTTCCGCTCGCGGTCCATGCGCAATGGTGCGCGTGGTGCAGCGAGCAGCCAGAAAACTCGGAAGCATAAAGGAGCCCCCATGAAGGATACGGGCGGCGTCGCGTTTCCGGTCAGCATCCCAGGCTGCGGCGATAACGGTTGGCAGGGGATGGATCTGCGCGACTACTTTGCGGCGAAGGCAATTCCGCGCATGGTGTCTCTTTGCCAGGATCGAGACGGCGGTTGGGACCCAGTCGCGGTTGCGGTCGGTTGCTATGAGATCGCCGACGCGATGATCGAAGCCCGCAAGCAGCCAATTTAGGAGCGCCAGTGGACGACGATCTTGAACCGCCCGATACTGGCCGCGACTGTCCGTGGAAGTGCAAGCCGTCATCGCGTGCATGCCTTTGTAGGAAGACGACGCTTGAGATCGCGCGCCAAACAAGATACCGCGTGCGCCGCGACCGAGGGCGTGCAGTAGTAAAGAATCTTGAAACTGGGCAGATTACTATCCTGCCCGACAGACGATAGAGGAGCGTCATGAAGCCCAAGGCGCTTGATCTTTTCTGCGGTGCGGGCGGCGCAACTAAGGGATTGCAGCGCGCGGGGTTCCATGTGACCGGGGTTGATATCAATCCTCAGCCCCGATATTGCGGCGATGAGTTAATTCAGGCAGATGCGCTCGCGCCGCCGGTTGATCTGGCCGACTTCGATTTCATCTGGGCTTCACCACCTTGCCAAGCATACACACTCGCGGCGCCATTACAGAAGCGCGACAACCCGCGCCTAATCGAACCGGTGCGCGAATTGCTCGTTGCATCCGGCAAGCCCTATACGATCGAGAACGTGCCGAAAGCACCGTTGATCAATCCAACAACGTTATGTGGTTTGACATTCGGATTGCGGGTCAAGCGGCACCGTATCTTCGAGACCACGTTTCCAGTTCAGCCGCCGATTTGTCCCAAAGGCCATCCCGGCGATTGGCTCATCGTATTCGGTTGGTCGGCGCTCAAGCGTAGCCGAGGCGCCGGCACGGGGCCGAAGAAAGACCGCGGCAAGACGAAGGGTCATTCCGTTCCGCACGCTGAAGCCGGCGCCGCAATGGGCATCGATTGGATGAACCGTAAAGAATTGAGTGAGTCTATCCCGCCCGCATATTCTGAATTCATCGCCCGCGCGTTTTTGGCAAAGCCAAGCATCGGGCTCGACCCGATCTGGCATGGGAATATCACCAACGGCGAAGTTACGCCTTAAAAGGGGGAACGCCAGCATGGAGCCGGGTGACTACATCTTTTGGGGCGAACAGCCGAACGTCCATATCTGGCTCGTCAAGTCTGTGTTCCTTGGCGTCAAAGGACAGGAGAGTTTGGTCGAGATTGAGAATGTGAGCCACAAGCCTGGCGTCTATTTCGTCGGGGCCACCAGCTTCGGCATCCACAAGATAGCCGCTGAAACAATGTTTGTTCCCGAGTGTCTTCTGCGCGGTCTCAGGACCGGCAGAGAAGCCGTCTAAAACGGAGGTGCCTTTGGATTTAAAGATTACGAATGGCTCGAGCGTCACCCGCATTTGGGATAATGACCATACCGAATTCTTGGCCGCGTTCCAATACGAGACCCACGCGATCTCGTTCGCCAAGGATTGCGCCGCCGAAGATCGCGACACTCGGGTTTGGTATATCGTCAGCAACCATCATTCTGGCGGGGTGCCGATTGTTAGACCGCAACCCAAAACCGCCGCGCAAGCGGCCTAAGAAGGGAGCCAACGATGAATGAGCGATGCGGCTGGTGCAGCAGCGAAACGATCAAGGTCTACCACACCGAGTACTATCCCGACGGATCGGTGAAGCGCGTCGAATTCCATTCGCATCAGTCAACAATTACGATGGACCCGCGAGTGCGTTTCACAATCGGCAACGACCTTTCCATTCTACCGAACACCTAAAGGGAGCCGTAGGATGAAGGCTGTCTTTGCAATTCTTGCTCTCTCTGTATTTTTCATGGCTGGCGGCTGTCAGTCCAATGACGATCTCTACAGCGGCACCCTCAAGAGCGAGCTTCGCAAGTGCGAGCGCGTGACCGGTGATCCAGGTTGGTGCGCGCGAAAGCAAATGGAGAGGAAGATTGTCTGGTTTTTTCAGGGATTGGGTCAACCAACAGCAGGCTTTTTGCCAGCGATTAGCTTTATTGGGGGCGCTACGTGTTTCGTTATTGGCATTAGTCTCGTCGCCATCGGTGCCCATATTTTAGGTTTCCCCCTAATGTTAAGCGGCGTCCTCTTAATTATTTTGCCCTATCTGCTAAACACCTCTAATCGCTTCCCCGAAAATGTCCTCGTTGCTCCGGTTGTTGTAACGGAAACAGAATTCAGCGACGACTTCGCTGTATGAAATGGTCTTGGCCGCAGAACGTGCTCGCCGCTGGCGATCTTGCCAAAACCCAGGCGCGTTAAGGGAGCCTGCATGCGCAACCAACGACAACGTGAGGTTCATGAGTGGTGCGCCGCAGCTTTCGGCGTCGAGCATGCATCCTCCGTGCCGCAGCGCGCGGTTCGTCTCCTTGAGGAAACGATCGAAGCCTATCAAGCTGCCGGCGGCGATCTTGAGATGGCTCATCGCCTCCTCGATTTCGTCTTCCGGCATCCCGTTGGATCGCTTAATCAGGAACTCGGCGGTATTGGGCTCACGCTCCTTGCGCTCGCGCAAGCGGCTGGCCTGAGTGCCGACGATGAAGAGCGCCGGGAGTTTGATCGCGTGCTAAAGAAGCCGCTTGCATGGTTTCATGCCCGCAATGAGGCGAAGAACGATGCGGGCTTTGAAGTTAACGCCTACCCTGTCAATAGAGGAGCATTGGTCGTGAAGCAGGAGAATGTTGATAAAATCCGCGCCGCCCTTAAGGCTCGCACCAAATATGCGGCATGCAACGACCCGGACGCACCAGCGGCAACATTCGACCGCGTTCTCGGTTGGTCAATCATAGTAGTAGCCATCGTCCTCCTATCCGTCGTATTCTGGGCCGCGATCGGTTCTTAGGGAGTATCAGTCATGTTCTACCTCACTATCATCTGCCTCTCGGGCCAACTTCTCTGCGCCCACTTCGACGAGCGCCAGTCCTATCCGGTATTCTCGCGCGAAAAGCAATGTATCGAGTACGGCGCGGACGTCGCGACGCGCTATCATACCCAGCCGTGGCTTACCAGCGCCGGCCTCTTTGCGAGCGGCCTGGACTTCGGCATCAAATGCCGACGCCCGGATACGAAGAGGGCCTGGCGCCCGAGCGTACTATGAAGTCCATGATTCCTTTATGGACGCACCAAGAAAAAATATTCGAGCGCTCGAAGGACGCCCCGGCTTGGGCTCTACTGATGGAGCAACGGACCGGTAAGAGCCGTATCGCAGTTATGACCGCCGAGCATCTATTTTGTAAAGGCGAAATCGACGCCGTCGCGGTCGTCGCCCCGCTCGGCGTCGACGTAAACTGGACCCTCGACGAGTTCCCGAAGTGGGCTACCGCGCCGTTCGCGTCTTTTAACTGGCGAGTGAAACGCGTCGGAAAGGAATTCCTTCGGCGATTCGAAGAATTCCTTTCTATTCGCGACCGCCTCCCCGTCTTTACGATGAACGTCGACGCGCTAATTACGGAGGAGGGAAAGAAATCTCTTAAAAGATTTCTTTCCCAACGTCGCGTCCTCTATATCCTCGACGAGTCCGACGTCATATGTAATCCCGGCGCGAAAAGGACGAAGACCGCGCTCGCCTCCTCGAAATACGCGCCCTACCGGCGTATCCTTACCGGAACGCCCGTCGCTGAGTCGCCATTCGACGCCTACGCGCAGTTCAAATTCCTCGACCCTGCGATCCTCGGCTTCTCTGAGTTCTCATCTTTCAAGGCTCGGTACGCGGATATCGGGGTTACGGGCGACCGCGCGTTCCGGGAGGTCCATGATCGGGTCTACGCTCGCGAGATCGCTGCCGGGCGCCAGCCGCCCGTCGCGGAAGGCATCGCCATCACGGAAGCTGCCCGAATTGGGAAAACATGGGACGAGGTGAAGGAGTATCGGAATTTAGAAGAGCTATCCTTAAAAATCGGAGCTTTCAGCTCCCGAGTTTTGCGCTCCGAAGTCTCCGACGCCCCCGCGAAAATCTACGCGAAAGCCCGCTTCCAACTTACGCCACGCCAGCGCGCTTTCTACGACGAACTTCGCGATAAGTTCATCGCCGAGCTATCGTCGGAGGAAGTCGTCTCGACCTCGAACGTCCTCGCGCGCTATACGCGTCTTCAGCAAGTTACGTCGAACCTCGCCGTCCTCGACCGCGTAGCCCAGGAGTGCCCGCGTTGCGTCGGGACCGATCCGGAATGCGTCGCCTGTGACGGCATCGGGCTCGTGGTGCCGGAACGGATTGAAAAGCGAATCGACGAGACGAACCCACGGCTCCTTTCGCTGGGGGAAGAGCTAAGGCGTAATCGCCTTAGCTCTTCCATCGTATGGTGCAAGTTCAACGTCGACGTTGATGACGTTATCGGGCTCCTCGAAAAGATGGGGCGTAGACCAGTCCGATACGATGGTCGCATCTCGGACGAAGAAAAACTCCGTTCGAAGCGCGCGTTCCAAGAGGGGTTAGCAACCGATATCGTCGGCAAGACCTCGTCGGGGGGACGAGGTCTTGATTTCTCCCGAACCGAAGGTATCCATTTCTATAACTGCGCATTCCCCTTACGATGGCGCCTTCAGGGCGAGGATCGTGGCGAATCGCTCTTAAAGCGCTTCGCCACGATCGTTACCGATCACATTGCGGAAGATAGCATCGATGACAAGATCGTAGAGGCGCTGCGTAACAAGCGCCAAGTTTCGTCGCTTGTTACCGGCGATCGCGTAGAGGACTGGATATGAAAATCGCTTTACTTCTGCCTCCGACCCGTTTAACGTCTTTCCCCAATAGGGAGAACTAGGTAAATGCCACGCGTCTTCATCATCCATGACCAACCCAGGCGGAATAAGGTCTCTGGCGAATTCGAGAGCTGGCGTAATTTCCGCCCTGCCGGTGAATTCGGGGAACTTGTCACAGTCATACCGTCGATTCGAACATCGAATGACCCGAACGCCGAATTAGTCAAGATTCAGGAAACCCTCTCCGATTACCGCGAAGACGATTATCTACTTCTCGTCGGTTCTGGGGAGTTCCTCGCCTTTGCCGGTGCGATCGCGGCACGTGCGACCGGGGGTCCGATTCGTTGGCTCTATTACGATAAGAAAAATGATCGCTACTTTCCGAGTCCGCGGATCGACGTCTACTCAGATGCGGATAAACCACGCTAACCTGGAGAATCAGAAATGAAATATGAATTCACTGGCGAGACCAAAATATCTTTTGGTGTTACCCTTAAGCGTATTCGCGCCCTCATCGAAATTAAATTATGGGGCGTCGCTAAGGGCGATCTCGGGGGATGGATCGAGAAAGAAGAAAATTTAGCCCGGGTCCACGGCGACGCCTGGGTCTCAGGCAATGCCCGGGTCTACGGCGACGCCCGGGTCTACGGCAACGCCCGGGTCTACGGCAACGCCCGGGTCTACGGCGACGCCCGGGTCTCCGGCGACGCCCGGGTCTACGGCAACGCCTGGGTCTCCGGCAACGCCTGCGTCTCCGGCAACGCCTGGGTCTACGGCGACGCCCGGGTCTCCGGCAACGCCTGCGTCTCCGACGACGCCCGGGTCTCCGACGACGCCTGGGTCTACGGCGACGCCTGGGTCTCCGACGACGCCCGGGTCTACGGCGACGCCCGGGTCTACGGCAATGCCTGGGTCTCCGGCGACGCCCTGGTCTCTAAACCCATTATCGTTGCTTCTCGTTCCGACGGTTATACTTTTCTTTGCGCGCCGCGAGAAAAGAAGCCTCCAGTTATTATTGCAGGATGCCGATATTTTACTTTTGGTGAAGCCCGAGAACACTGGGAAAAGACACGAGGTGGTACGCCTCTAGGCGATGAATCTTTAGCTCTCGTCGATCATTTGGAAAGAATGGCAAAAATTCAAGGGTGGGTAGAATGACCGACGACATCGAATCTGCCCCCGATCCATCGAACGACGACCTCGCCGAAGTCTCGCGTCTCGCTAAGCGCGTCCTGGAGCTATCCTCTACAATCGATGCGGCACAAGCCGAACTCGACGATATCGAGACGAAGGTCCTACCGGAGCTTATGGCTCTGGTAGGACTCGCCGAGTTCCGCCTCGATAGCGGCGAGATCGTGAAGCGTGGGACCGTCGTCCGGGCGTCGATACCCGAAGAGCATCGCTACGAGGCCCACGCACGGCTCGCGGCGATGGGCCATGGCGATTTGGTCAAGCATGTTATCTCGCTCCAGTTCGGGAAGGGGGAGTCGCAGCAGGCGACGCGCGCCTATGACCTTCTTCGCCAAGAGTTCCCGGACCTTCCGATTGGGGATAAGGAGTCGGTTCACTCGGGCTCGCTCACGGCGCTGGTAAAGGAACTTCTCTCAAAAGGTCAAGACGTTCCGCTTGACCTTTTTGGCGTCTTCATCCGCCACGGTGTCACGATCAAGGCGGCGCGGCGAAAGAAGGAGGAATTATGAAAATCGTCAAGTTCCAGGCCGAGCACTTCAAACGGCTCAAGGTCGTCGAAATCTCCCCCAGCGGCGATATGATTACGCTCGCCGGCAAGAATGGATCAGGGAAGTCCTCCGTCCTCGACGCGATCTACGCAGCCCTCGGCGGCCGGGACGCCGCGCCCGAGGTCGCAATCGCGCGCGGCGAGGAGAGCGCCCGTATCCGCCTCGACCTCGGCGAACTCGTCGTAACGCGAAAGTTCACCGCGAGGGATACCTCAGTCGTCGTCGAGGCGGCTAACGGCGCGCGTTTCCCGTCGCCCCAGCGGATGCTCGACGACTTAATCGGCGCTATCGCCTTCGACCCGCTTCGGTTCGTAAGGCTGAAGCCGAAGGAGCAGATGGATGAGCTTAGGAAACTCGTCGCCTTCGACGTCGACCTCGACGACCTCGTCCGCCTGAACGCCGCCGATTACGAGGTGCGGCGGGAGATAAATCGGAGGGCGGCGAGTCTCAGGGCGCAGGGAAGCGCAATCATCGTGCCGGACGATTGCGCTTCCGATCCGGTCGACGCGAAGGAGATACTCGACCGCCTCACGTCGGCGGGAGACGCGAACGGGAAGCTGGACTATGAGAGGCGTCGGCGCCGGAAACGTGCCGACGACGTCGAGTCGCTCCGAGTCTCGGCCCGTCTCAAACGCGAGCGGGCGGCGGAACTCAGGCTCGCGGCCGAGGCCCTCGACGGTTCAGCGCGGAAAGCCGACGACGACGCGATCGCGATAACCGCCGAACTCGATGGCCTCGCGCCCGTCCCCGATCCGGTCGATGCAGCGGCGATACGGGCGGAATTGGCCGCTGCGGAGGTGATAAATTCCGCCGTCGCGCGACGCGCCGAGAAGCTCCAGCTCGAAGGAGCCGCGGCGGCCGAGGAGGTGAAGGCGGCAATCATCACAGAGACGATAGCGGGGCGCGAGAAGGAGCGCACCGAGGCCCTGGCTGCGGCTAAGTTTCCGATCGAGGGGTTAGCATTAGGGAAAGAGGAAGTTCTCTATCGCGAACTCCCTCTTTCCCTCGCCTCCTCCGGCGAGCAGATACGGGTATCGATGGCCATTGCGATGGCGATGAACCCGACCCTCCGGGTCATATCCATTCGGGAGGGATCGTTCTTAGACCAAGAAGGTCTAAGAACGATCGCCGAGATGGCGCGGGAGAAGGGTTATCAGGTCTGGGTCGAAGACAACCGGTCGACCGACCCTATGGCGATCGTGATGGAAGACGGGAGCGTCTCGGAGTGCCCCGGCCACGTCGCGTCGGAGGCGGACCCGACCCGACGAGCCCGCTAATTCCCCCCTAGCGGGTTAACTACCGGGGCGCGTTCCCCCGAGCGCGCCCCGGCTTTTTCGAGAGGATATTATGGCTATGAAGAAGAAGATTAACTGGAAAGCGCGGGCGCTTGAATCGGAGCAGGACCACGATATTATCCGCTTCGAGTTCGAGCGCCCGATCCCGATAATCCTCTTCTGCCCGATGTGCGGACTTCGCCATATCGACGTCGGCGAGTTCTCGGAGAAGCCCCACCATACCCATGCCTGTCAGGGCTGTGGCTTCGTCTGGCGGCCATCGACGCGCTTCACGGTCGGGGTCCAGTTCCTCCCCGATTTCAAGGACGACCCCGAGGCGATTAAGCGTTGGGAGAAAGCTCAAAAGGTGCCGTTGTGAACCACATCATGATAGACCTGGAGACCCTCGGCGTCGGAACCTTCCCCGCACTCCTCTCGATTGGCGCGGTCGTCTTCGATCCGGAGAGCGGGGTATTACCTCCGACTCCTAATCTTGAAGCATCTGCGAGCAGTTGGATGATGCGCTTAATCAGCGTCGAGAGTTGCCTTCGCCTCGGCGCTACGGTTTCCGATTCGACACTCGCCTGCTGGGCTTCCCCCGAACTCGACGCCGCCCGCCCGGGGACGTTCGGGGGAACTTATCCCATAAAAGACGCGATCAATGACTTAAATATATTCGTATGCCATTACGGCGCGCAGCGGGTATGGTTCCACGGTTTGACTTTCGACGTCGCTATCCTTACGAGGTACGCCGAGCTTGTCGGTTTATCCTGGCAGTTCGACTATCGCGCCGGCCGCGACACGCGGACGCTCTTCGACCTCGCGCCGGAAGTCGTCCGTGAAGCGTTCGCGGATAAGCCGTCCGAGTTTATTAAGCACAACGCGGTCTGGGACGCGTGGCTCCAAGCGAAAGCCGTTTGCAAAGTCTACGCTGAACTGAGGAATTGTCAGTGGTTCGCGGGCTAAAGCTCCGATCTTCCTCTATCCCGGCGGCCGACCGCCGCTGGCATGCCGCTCGCCGGGAGCGGCTTACATCCCCCGGCTGCCAAGAAGGAGTAATCATGACTGAGAAGAAGCACCAGGACACCGAAGCAAAGAACCTGCCGGAAGAGATACCGCCAAAGCGCGAAGAGAATCGCGCTTTGGCCGTCGTCGATTACGGCGATCAGGCCGGCGCCGGCGCCGAGGGGATGAGCCAGGACGACTACAAGATTCCGCTGTTGCGAATCCTCCAGACCAATTCGCCCCAGGTCGACGGCGAGAAGAAGATCGAGGGGGCGGTTGCGGGGATGATCTTCAATACGGCGACCCAGGAGTTTTGGGACGTGACGAAACAAAAATTAATTTTCGTTCCGTCACAACGAGACCGGAACTTCGTCGAGTATATCCCGCGCGAGCCGTGGGGCGGCGGTTTCGTCGGAACGCGGAAGCCGGACGATCCGCTCGTCCTTAAGCTTCTCAAAGAGCAGGGGAAGTTCGGGAAGCTGAAGTATGCCGAAGGGACGACACTCGCGACGACCGGCCAGCAGGTCCCGACCGAGATCAGCGATACGTTCTACCTCTACGGTATCGTTGTGACGCCGTACGGGGTCCCCCAGCGCGCGGTCATCCCGTTTACCTCGACCCAAATCCCGAAATACCAGGCATGGGCCGCGGTCTACGATAACACGCGCTACCCCGGGAAGAACCGCTCGCTCATCCTCCCCCCGGTGTGGTGCCACCGCTACGCGCTCGGGACCCGCGCCGAATCGAACAAGAAGGGGCGTTTCTACGGCTGGACGCTCGGCTTCGAGAAGAGCCCGTCGATCGAGAGCCGGATCGATGCGCGGGAAGGCCATCCCGAGTTCGACCCGCTGGCGAAGATGGCGTCGGAGTTTTACGATATGATCAAGCGGGGCGCGGCGAAGATCGACCGCGATGCCGAGCAGGCCGCCGGCGTCGAGAAGGACGAAGAAGTTCCGTTCTAGATGAAGCTTGTTCGATCCAACGGTAGTGAGCTTACGGTAAGGGATACGGGGCCGGTCGTTTTCCGGCTCCGTGCCTCGCCGGGCGCCCCGTTACCGTTGTTGGATGAAGTTATGGAAGAGGAGGAAGCCAGGATCATCCTTCGAACGCTCCTGGCTTCCCGCCGCTACGAAGGGGGTAAGGTATGACGATACTCTGCGACCGCGACTTGCTCGAACTCATGAGGGATGGCCTCATTTCCCCATTCGACCCGGAGATGATCAATCCGGCGAGCATTGATATCCGGGTTGGTCGAACGGCGATCGTCGAGGGCAATGACGGCCTTAACGTCCCACTGACGCTAGGCGAGTACGGCCTCCTCGTCGCCCCTGGGGAGACGGTCCTGATCTCGACGATGGAGACCTTCGATATCCCGAACGGGTATGCGATGGACCTGCGCCTCAAGTCATCGATCGCTCGGCGGGGGTGGAACCACGCCCTCGCGTTCTGGGTTGATCCCGGGTGGCGTGGGGTACTTACGATGGAGGTGACGAATAAACTCCGCTACAACCACCTGATCCTGACGCCGGGCGAGCGTTTCGCCCAGGTGATCGTCCACGAGCTATCGGCGCCATCGGCCCGGCCATACGCCGGGAAATATAAGGATTCCAACGCAGTATCGGGAGAACGGAAATGAGCGAAAGATACAAGATCGAACGCGAGAACGGCGATCGGCCGAGCCTTTCCTGCTACGAGATTGTCGATACCGTCGAAGGCCGGGTATTGGCAACCCGGCTCCTCTACCGCGATGCTGAAAAGATTGCGATGACCCTCAACAAATCACTTTAACTCCGCCGAGGGATAGGTTATATAGGTTGGACTGTTTCGGACCCAACCGGGAGAATCAAGCATGAATCAGATCACCAAGTTTTTCGTCGTCGACTACCGTCTATTGAACGATATCAAGATCGCTGAATATCCAACCGAGGAGGAAGCTCGCACGAACTGCCCGTCCGAGGGCGGCGCGAGCGTCGTTACCTCCGAGGAAGCGCTCCGCGCCTTCGACGGACCAATCCTCGTCGCGGTGTACAACCGTATCCGCCGCGGCGCCATGATCAAACGGTTCGAGAGCAAGGAAGCCGGCGTCCGCCGTGTCTGGGTTCTTTTGGAGAACTACGACCCGGCGCTGATCAATCCCTCGGCTTCGCCCGAGGTTCCCAAAACCGAACCGACGACGGGCGAAGCCGCCGGCGACAAAGAGGAGGCCGATATGGCCGCAAAGACGAAGTCCAAACGCAAGTCCGCCGGCCGCGGCGTCAAGAAAACGAGCGCGCGCGCGCGTTCGTCCGATACGAAGCGCGCGCGTATCTCCGACGACGCGAAGATCACGGTCCTCGCGGCCGAAAACCCGAAGAAGCCCGGCTCGGAGGCTTTCAAACGCTTCGAGAAATACCGGACCGGCTCGAAGGTCTCGACGACGCTCGCGAACGGCGTCACGCGCGCCGATCTGTCGTGGGACCGCGCCCACGGCTTCATTGCGATCGAGAACCCGAAGGAATAATACCTCCGGGGAGGGTAGGATATGGGCCTTAAATCCGCGGTAGCGTTCTTCAAAGGGATACCTGACCGGACGAGGGATATCTATTCCTTTGACGAGGGTTGGATGTATACCTCGGCCCTCTCCCTCGACGCGGCCTACCCGGTCCCCCATATGCTCGGGAAGTTTGGCCTTACCGCTTCCGACCTCGACGCCGCCGTAACCCGGTTCGCCGGGGAGCCGCGGGTCGAGGCCGGTGACGGGACACTCGTCCTCAAATCCGGGCGACTGAAGAGTTCCATCGACCTCGTCGACGTCGACGAGCCGAGTCAGGCGCTCCATAAAACCGTGCCGAACCCGGACGCGATACCGGAGAACCTCCTCGAAGCGATCGAGAGGGTCCTACCGTTCGCTGCTAGCGACGGGACGTGGCAGAAGTCGGTCGAGCTATCGAAGGGGAAGGTCCGGGCGATTGATTCCTATCACGGCGCCTCGGCGGAGGTCCCCGGGCTCGACCTCGGCGATCCTCTCCCGTTGCCCGCGGATACCCTCAAATTCATCGTATCGCGGGAGGCGCCGATCGGGATCAAGCGGCTCCCCTCGGCGCTCGCTATCTTCTGGGCCTCCGGAGCGTGGGTCCTGCTTAGGCTCTCGACCCAGGCGTGGCCTTCGCTGGCGGACAGTATCTTCGCCAAGGCGAAGGATGCGGAGACGCCGGTCGCCTTTACCGACGAATGGCGCGAGGCGTTCGTCGACGTCGCCGCCCTCGGGGACGGATATATCGACCTCGCCCCGGACGGCCTGACCGCGAAGACGGCTCACGCCGAGGCTCGCGCGGAGCTACCGACAGGCGCGGCCGGTAGCTCGCGCTGGCGGCGGGCGAACCTCGCCGACGTAATGAAAGTCGCCACCCACTGGGATCCCGACGCTCCGGCCCCGGCCCCGTTCCGCGGCGATGGGATCGTCGGTATCGTCGCGGGCGTGAGGACGAAGTAAAGTGGGGAACCGTATATCGGCGCTCCTTCACACCCATTCTATCGCGCCGGATAAGGCTAACCGTCATCCATCCGATTTTTATCGCACGCCACCTATCGGAACCGAGCGCTTACTCGATTACGAACAGTTACGCGGCACGGTATGGGAACCGGCGTGCGGCGACGGGGCGATCAGCGAAGTCCTAAAGGCCCGCGGGATTAAAGTTATCTCGACTGACCTCTATAATCGCGGCTATGGCCGGTCCGGGGTAGACTTCCTTACGGCCAAACCGCCGAAAGACTTCGCCCATATCCTTACGAACCCACCTTTCAAACTGATCGAGCCGTTCGTCGCGCGAGCCCTAGAAGTAACGCCGCGGAAGGTAATTATCCTCGCGCGTCTACTCTGGTTAGAAGGGAAGACGCGCCGGAAGTTCTTCTTAAAGGCGCCATTAAAGCGTATTTGGGTCTCATCCTCCCGCCTGAACGTCTCGCGCGGCGGTAAGGACTACGGCGACGGAGGGGAGGGCGGAATGGTTGCCTTCGCCTGGTACGTCTTCGAGCGCGGATATAAAGGGAAACCAGAGCTAGGATGGCTACCATGAGGAAACGATGCCAGGCATAAAGTTCGGCGGCGCGAAAGCCAAGAAGAAGGTGAAAGAAGACGGCGACCTACTTTCTCTCGCTTCGGGGAAAGATGAGGGTCTTCTTCTTTCCCCCTCCGACTCCTGGTCCGAGGTCTGGAAAGGGATGCCAACCTACGAGATGGGGTCGACCGAAGCCTTCCGAAAGGTAACGATCCATCTCCGCGATCCTGGAGAGTTAGAGGACCTCTCCAGGATGCTCGGGATCGATTTAACCGACCGGACCTCGACCGTCTATCTCTCCCGCGACGAGGACTACGTCGCGCCGAAGGAGCTAATCTACGAGAGCGACGATCCGAGGCCGCCGCGCTACCCGGTCTACGTCATCTCCAAGGGGCGTTGGGATACGCCGCTAACGGCCGAGGCCCTCCGCGCGATCGGCGTTCCACATAAGGTCGTCATCGAACCTTCCGAGGCCTCCCGGTACGAGGAGGCGCTGGGTAAGGAGCGTCTTCTCGTCGCCCCGGAAGACTTCTCGAAACGCGGCGAGGGCGGTATCCCCGTCCGTAACTTTGTTTGGGAGACGGCCGTCGCGAGCGGAGCGAAGCGGCATTGGATCCTGGACGATAACATTCACGGGTTTCTACGATTGAACAGGAATCGGAGAATCCCCGTGTCGGGGCCGTCGATTTTCCGCGCAGCCGAAGACTTCTCCGACCGCTACGAGAACGTCGCGCTGTCGGGCTTCAACTATATGTACCTAGCGCGGGACAATCAAGAGCTACCGCCTTTCTGTTTGAACACGCGTATCTACTCGATGATCCTGATCAATCACGATCTGGATCTCCCGGAGCGTTGGCGGGGTCGGTATAACGAGGATACGGACCTTTCCTTACGCGCCCTCAAGGCCGGATGGGCGACTGTGCTCTTTAACGCGTTCCTCGGGGATAAGGCGCCGACCCTGACGATGAAGGGCGGCAACGCGGAGATATACGCCGACAGCGATCGTCGGCGCGAGTTCGCGGAGAGCCTTAAGGCCCAGCACCCGGACGTCGTCGAGGTCGTCTGGCGCTACGAACGCTGGCACCACGAGGTCAACTATCGGCCTTTCGCCGGAAACCGGCTGATCCCGAGGAAGGATCAGCCGGTTTCCGCCGGCGAATACGGAATGAGGATCGCGCGCAGCTCCCGGACGGGCCGCTATGTCCCCCCGCCGCTCGCCCCGGTCGTTATTACGATGGCGCCGAGGAAAGCGGAGGCTCTTCCAAAAGAACCCGTAGAAATAAAAGAAGAGCCTCCGCTTTCCTCGGTTTCCCTAACCCCACGCTCCTCTAAGCCGGAGAACGCCGCCCCCGTCGTTTTCGCCCCCCGCGCCGCTAAAACGACGATGTTGAGCGCCCCCGAGGCGAACCGCTACGTCGACCCCTTCCTTCGCTCTATCGAGCCCCAGCTTAAGGTCTGGGATACCGAGCTATACCCGCCGAAGTTCGACTACGCGACGTGGCCGTGGGGCGATAAGTCCTTCGTCGTCGCCGACGTCGAGGTATTCGAGAATTTTTTCCTCGTGGCGGTCAAGCGTTTGCAGGATGGCAAACGCTTGACCTTCGAGCTTAGCGATCGCTCCCCGAAGCTTAATCGGATCGAGCTAGAGACCGTGATGCTGAATAATTGTATCGTCACGTTCAACGGCAATAACTTCGACCTCCCGATCATCGGGATGGCGCTGCTCGGCTTCGATAACCGTAAGCTCAAGGAGGCATCGAATCGGATCATTCGCGAGGGGATCAAGTCGTGGGATATTGAACGTGAATTCGGGGTTCGACTTCCCAAGTTCAATTCGATCGATCTTATGGAGCCCAACCCGAGCGTACGGATGGGGCTTAAGATGCTCCACGCGCGGCTGAACGGTCGCTTCATCGTCGATCTTCCGTTCGAGGATGTCGAACTGAGTAGCCGCGAGATGAACGTCGCGACGCTCTACTGCCTTAACGACCTCGACGCGACCGAGGGACTCTGTAACGCCCTCCGGGAACCGCTCGACCTTCGTCGCGCCCTCTCGGGCCAGTACGGAATGGACCTGCGCTCGAAGAGTGACGCCCAAGTCGGGGAAGCGATCGTAAAGAGCCGGGTGGGGATTAGGGGGAACCCGAAAGACGGTATCCCTTCGATACAGTCTTTCGGGTATTCTGTCCCCAGCTTTGTATCCTTCGAAAGCCCAGCCCTCCGCGAAGTCCTCCGTAGCCTCCGCGAGACGACCTTCCACATCAACGGCTCCGGTCGCGTCGAGACCCCGGATTGGCTTAAGGACCTTTCTATACCTCTAGGCTCGGCCGCGTATACGATGGGAATAGGCGGTCTTCATTCGACCGAGGGCTCGCGCGCCATTCTCTCGGACGAAGAGAACGTCCTCGTCGATATCGACGTCTCTAGCCAGTATCCGAGGATCATCCTCAAGCTCGGGCTCTACCCGAAGGCGCTCGGGCCGAAGTTCCTCGACGTTTACCGCGAACTGACGGACGAGCGCGTCGCCGCGAAAGCGGCCGGCGATAAGACGAAGGCCGATGGCGGTAAAATCGCGCTGAACGGGGTGTACGGCAAGCTCGGATCGTCCTATTCGATCCTCTACGCCCCGGACCTGATGATCGCGACGACCCTGACCGGCCAGCTCTCGCTCTTGATGTTGATTGAGCGCCTTGAAGCCGCGGGGATACCCGTGGCTTCAGGCAACACGGATGGCGTGCTCCCGTTCGTGAAACGATCGAAGCTGAAGGAATTAGCTTCGATCGTTTCGCGATGGGAGGCCGAAACCGGTTTCGCGATCGAGCGGACGGAGTACGACGCGATCTACAACTCGTCCGTCAATTCTTATATCGCGGTAAAGCCCGGCGGAAAGACCAAGATCAAGGGGCCGCTCGCTAACCCATGGCGCGAGGGGAATCTCCGCGAGATGCTATCGAAGAACCCCCAGATGACGATCCTCTCGGACGCGCTCGTGGACCTGATCGTAAAAGGAACGCCGGTAGAGGAGACGATAACAAACGCGGCGGACCCGCGCGCGTTTGTTACGGTAATCCAAGTACGCGGCGGCGCAGAATGGCGCGGAGCGAAGCTCGGGCGCGTCGCGCGCTATTACTATTCGTTCGACGGCGATCCGATCCTCGACGCGAAGGGGAAGCGCCAGGTTGCGAAAACGGAGGGAGCGAAGCCGTTAATGGAATTGACGGCTTCGCTCCCCGAAGACGTGGATCGTTTGCGATACTTCGAAGAAGCGAAAGCGCTCGCCGTCGACTACGCTATCCTGAAACCAGAGGGAGAGTTAGCTGAAGATAGTTGTTGTGTAATTCCGTTTGTGTAACGCATTATGTAACGGCAATGCCAACAGTCTCGTGCAAGAAATGCGGGGGCGACCATGTCACGTAGGAGTGTCGATCGTCGCCTGCAAAAGTGGCGGCCTTCGCTAAGGCGAAGGAAGCGGCCACTCCCGCAACGCATCACGATGCTGGTCAAGTTCCGCGACGCGGCCGAAGTTCGCCGTCTCCGACAGTTAAACCCAGGGAGCGACGTGAGTCTGTTGTATTGGGGCTCAACAAGGATCGTGGACGTGAGCTATCCCCGCCAGATCCTCCTCCCCTTGTTGTATCTCGGCGGCACTCCAATCTATGCGCCCCACCAGGAGAATGCGCCTATTGCGACCGTCGCCGGCAATACGCCCGAGACGGAATGACCAAGACCAGGCGCAAGAAGGCGAAGGGGCCGAAATGAGGGCGAGTATGAGCGAGGCGATGATCGATCAAGCGCCAGACGCCGAAAAGGTTGCCGCAGACTTCCTAAACGGACCGTTGATGGCCTACATGGAAACGGCGGCATCGGCCGCTAATCCGAGCCGAAAGCACGCCGACATTCGCAGGTATGGCGGCGTGAGCTGCATCGTTCAGGATGTTGGAGGCACTGAGCCAGGACCATCATCCGACCTCGACCTCGACCGCGCCTTCGTGATCTGCCAAAAAAAAAACCTTGGCTTTTGGGCAATGAATAGCCCAGAAGAATGGTGGCTGGCTTGCCGTAAGGTCGCAGAGAAAATCGAGGCACTGAAGCGCGTCGCGGGGGAGAAATGATTCCATGCTTATCCGGTTGTCGCACACAGGAGCTAGGGGTTGATGGCTGAAATAGACGATGACGCCGAAAAGGCTAAGCGCGATGCTGGGTTTAAGAAGTTCCTCGCTGATACCGACAAAGAGACGCTGTGGTGGGCGCACTACCGCCTACTAAGCGCGCTTCATGCCGCTCGATATGCGGCAGATACCGACAAGAACAAGGATCAGCAGGCCATTCTCCACATAATCGGCGTCACCGCCGATTATTGGCAACCGCAACTACCGGGGATGCCTAGTTATATCGAGGTCGCGAAGGAATGCCGCGCAGACGACGATCACCATGAGCTTACCTATCTCGGCGAGCGGCTGGGCGTCTACATCACCGGCGATGAGTTCATGACTAAGGGTAGTGGTCGCGAGACGTGGGTCTGCTATGAGCAAAGATAGATGAACCTCGCCGACTTCAATCGTCTCCGGGCTTTTATGGCCAGGACGACCTCCGACGCCGATCCCGAGGCGCTGACGGCGATCCGGATGGCGAATAGGTTACTAGCCGAGAACGACTTGACGTGGGATAAGGTCTTCGCGCGGACGGTAAAGGTTATCGATGCGATCGAAACGGCGACGCCAGATGATCCGGCGCAGGAGAATATATCGAGTCTTATCGACGAGGCCGAAGCGAACGCGACCAATGATTGGGAAGCCGATTTCTGCGCCGACGTTCGCCGTAAGCTCGCCGAACGAGGCTCTTTAACTGAAAAGCAGGTAGATAAGCTTCGGGAAATACGCGACCGCTAAAAAACATTTAAAACGCTTTATAAAGGGTTTTGGTTGGTCTATATTTCGATCATCAGAACGGGAGACGGATATGCGGATCGAGGACATCAAGGCGAATGACGTGCTGGTAGGTGTCGATGAGAACGGCGCGGGCTACTACCGCGTCCTGAAGGTCAGCCGGGTAACAATCCGCGTGCGGGGCGAGAATGGCAACGAGTTCCGGGCCTACCCGACAATCTTCAACCGCAAGATCGATTACCCCGTTAACGTCTGATACGAAAGGGCCGGATCAATGGCAATCGCCTACAAACTCTTCTCTCGCATGACCGACATGGCGGAGGATTTGGCGCTGCATTTTGATCGCGCCAAGGACCGCGCGCTTGTTGCCTTTCAGGATCAGGTTGGGTGGCCGTTTCGCGCTTCGCAGGCGCAGTTGTCCGAGTGGAATGCAAAAAGATGGCCTGGGTGCGACTTGCCCAGCTCTCCCGACCCGAACGAGGCGCCGAAGCTCGGCGAGTATTTCCGCACCGATGGACACTGAGAAAGACCACCCATGAACATCATCGATCGCGAGATAGCTCTGCTTCGCTCCATCGTCCGGTCCTGCCGCGATCACATCGCGCGAGGCACTCCGCTAAACTGGACCGGTGACGAACTGACGGCAATGCGGCGAGCGGAGGATGAGCGTCAGCCGGATAAGAGCGGGCTGCGCAAGTGACCGCCACAAATCGCGTGCTTGAGCTGTTGCAGATTGCGGGGTCGCACGGCGCGACAACGGCGGAAATTTCTCGGGTATGCCATGTACGGTTCTTCCTGGCGCGAATCTTGATGATGGCCGAATATCGAAAAGTTGTGACAAGCGAATTTGATCCCGGTGGCGCTCAGCGCCTGCGCCGATACTGGCTTTCTTCCCTCAAACCTAGATAGGCCCCGATGAGCGACCTCGCGCCTGATGTCGTCAGACTGGTGATTGCGGCCCGAATGGTTGCGTTCGGCGATAGCGCCCCTGACCATGCGGCCATTCGCGAGCTTGACCAAGCGAGCGAAGCATTCGCCGACCGCGTGCCCTGGCATGATGAGCCCTCTGTCGATCGCTGTCACCGCGCCTGCTGCTGGTAGGGCGAGTTCATGTGCGACGATGCGCGCGAAGCTGGAACGGTCGAGATGACAGTCGCTGAGTTGCGCGGGGCTAGATGTTGATGCGGTATTTTGGGGGCAAGCAGAGAATAGCCCATCGGTTGGCGGCGGTTCTTACCCCGCTTGCTATACAGCGCGGTAACTACGTTGAGCCTTTTGTTGGTGGTGCTGCGGTAATATCGCACGTTTCCGCGCCCGTCAGGATAGCCTCAGACAGCAATTTGGCTTTGATAACTATGTGGAGTGCGCTTGCGGCAGGGTGGTCCCCGCCAGAGGATGTTTCAGAAGCGACATACGCCTCTATAAAGACCGCCGCAGACCCCAAAGACCCACTCACGGCCTTCATTGGGTTTGGGGTTTCTTTTGCCGGGAAGTGGTTTGGCGGCTACGCGAGAGGCGGCGCAGGAAGAAATTACGCGGCAAATGCCGCCTCGTCATTGAGAAGAAAGATGCGTGGCTTAGAAGGGGTGCGGTGGATAGCGGGCGACTATCGGGTATGCCCTACTCCTCCCGGGGCTGTCATCTATTGTGACCCTCCTTATGCTGGGACAACTCAGTATGGCGCTGTAGCGCCGTTTTTGTGGTCCGAGTTTTGGGCTTGGTGTCTTGCCAAACATGATGCTGGAAACGCAGTTTTTGTTTCCGAATACGCCGCCCCCGAAACCTTTCGAGCGATCCTCACGATCCCCGTTAAGACTGACATTCGAACAAAGGCGAACGGGAAGGAGCAACGACTAGAAAAGCTGTTTGTCCCTAATAAGGGTAGCTCTTATGGGTAATAGCCGGATAAGCATGAAACAGTTACTAGGAAAGGGCCACTAACATGACCATGATCAGCCATAACGTCCGCGTCTATCTCTCTTCGCCAAAAGAGGATGTGAGTGGCGAGCTACGCCAGCAAAGCATCGAAGGCGTGTGGATTTATTGCGGCTTCCAGGAGCAGGCGAAGCTTCGGTTTTACCCGCAGCATCGCATCGTCGAAATTCAAGACAATGGGTACGTGCACCGATGAGAACCTTCCTTGAGGATTTAGCGGCCGTTCACAGCGAGAATTGGATGACCGTCGGCGGAAAACCTTTCGCGATTGAAGCATCGCTCCGGCTCACCCAATTGCATGCCGCGCTTTTAACCGCCAAGGACACAATCAAGGCGCTTCACGGACCGATCGCGTGGGATATTTATGATGAGCACTCGCCGGAAATGAAACAGATTAATGCGGCGCTCGAAAAGGCAAAGACGTGACCGGACATTGCCCGCGCGGGATATCGGATTGCGACTGCGGCTCTGCATACTGCGAACGCCGCAAGCCGAAGGCTCGGAGACAACCAATGAGCTTGGATGGGGCACTTGCCACGATTCTCGGATCGAAGATCGCGCACGATATAACCATGTCGCAGGGCCGGCATTGGGCAGTTGTCGCGGCGATGGCTCGTGCGACCACGGACCAAGACCCCGAAGCAATCCGCGTCTTGCGCGAGCATGTTGCCGCGCGCCGAAAGGAAACAGCCCATGAATGACCGCCTCGAATATCGCCGTTCGCTAGGTTTGCCCGATCTGGGGTTAGACGAGAAAGTGACGTGCCCGCGCTGTGGTGAAGAGCGCGACCGCGAGACGCCGATGGCCTGTGAGGACTTCGATTGTCCGACCGCAGCAGACATCAATTTGCGCAACCGCTAGAAAGTCAAGAAAGGCCCGACCGAAATGCCGCAGCTAATGGAAGTCCGTTTTGTTTTTCATGCCCTTGAGCAATGGGATGGTTCGAAGTGGAACCCCGTCCCGAATTTGACGCCGGGGCAAGATCAGAGAGGCGGCAAGATGCATTTCGATGTCGAGGACTGTGATCGCTCGCTTGATGCGGTCGAACGCGCTCTTAACCCAAATCGATAAGGGGCCGCCAATGAAGATCACGCAGCCGCAGAAGAAAGCGCTTCAGCTAATCGATGGTGGTTATGTGAAGCACTGCCATCCCTTCACCTTCACAACGGCGCACAGCGCCACAGGACGCGCGGCATGAGCGGCCGCCCAGACTGGGATAATCAATTCGCCGAAAGCGAGGATGAGCGCAATGCGCGCCTGCGGCTGAAGCGGCAGTTGAGATATGACAAGGAAAGGCGAACAATCGTAAGTCCTGATCCGCGTGACCCAGATTATATGCGCGTCGGCATGTTCGTCCTGCACAATTGCTCGCGTTGCAAAGACGGCAGGGTGCCATGCGCCGTCGGCAATCCTCATCAGTGCGAATACCCACACGCTCGAAACGATTAAGTCAGGAAAGGCCCGAAAGGAAAATCCATGACCGACCTCATCGCCTACCACAACGACCCCGCGCTCAAATCCTTCGTCCTCGCGCAGCTCGTCGAGCACCGCGAGCACGACAAACTGGTCAAGGGCCAGTATTGGGAGAATGGTAAAGGCTGCGCGGTTGGCTGCACGCTTGAAGCCGTGCGCCTGCATAAAGGCAACGCCGCGAAGATTGCTCACAACAAGCACGCGCTCTATGAGGCCGAGCTTGGTATTCCAATGATCCTCGCGCGCCTGGAGGACAAGCACTTCGAGGAACTGAGCAATGGCGACAGCCAAGCATGGCCCGAGCGGTTTATTTCGGCGATCAAACCCGGTGCCAATCTCGCGATGATCTGGCCGCGGTACGCACTCTGGCTATTGAGTGAGGAATTGCCGCAACGCGCCAAACGACCGGCTACGGTCGCGTCTCTTGCTGAAGTCGCGGCGCTCTACCGTGAATGGATGGAGGGCGCGAAGCCCAGCGCGGAGCGCTGGCTGAGCGCCCGTAGAAACGCCGCCGACGCCTACGCCGCCGACGCCGACGCCGCCGCCGCCGCCGTCTACGCCGCCGTCTACGCCGACGCCGACGCCGTCTACGCCGACGCCGACGCCGCCTACGACGCCGCCGACGCCGCCGCCGACGCCGCCGTCTACGCCGCCGTCTACGCCGACGCCGACGCCGACGCCGACGCCGCCGTCTACGCCGCCGCCGACGCCGCCGTCTACGCCGCTCGCGCTTCCTTCTGGAAGCGCTCGGCAGACAAGATCATCGAATTACTTGAAGCCGCGTAAAGTCAGGAAGGGTCCGCATGAGAACGCTTGAAGAAATCCGCCGCACGCTCGCGCACGACATCACCATGTCGCAAGGACGGCATTGGGCGGTTGTCGCGGCGGTGGCTCGTGCGACCACGGATCAAGACCCCGAAGCAATCCGCGTCTTGCGCGAGCACGTTGCCTCAACTCGAAAGAAAGCATGAAAGGCCGCCCATGAGCGTCATCGAAGAAATCGCAGCCGAGCGCGGCATCAAGACCAAATAGTCAGGAAGGGTCAGACCCGATGGGCATGCCCGACAAGAGCCTAACCGAAGAGCAAGAGAGGATCGCCGAAGCGGTTCGCGACTTCGTTACGACCGCTTCGCCCGGAGATTTCTTCGTTATCCAAGGTCTCGCCGGGACCGGTAAGACAACCTTGATGACCTCTCTCGATCTTCCAGGAGCAGTCCTCGTCGCGCCGACCGGGAAGGCTGCATCGGTCCTCCGCGCGAAGTCCGACCGCGACGCGATGACGATTCATTCCGCGATCTACAACTTCTGTGGGACCAAGACCGACGAAAACGGGAAGCTCGTTCCCATCTTCGTCGATAAGGATTTTGTCTCGCTCCCGCTCGTGCTACTCGACGAATCGAGCATGGTTGGTCAATCCTTAGCGACCGATCTCCTCGCGACCGGCGCCGTCGTCGTCGCTTTCGGCGACCCTGGGCAATTGCCGCCGGTCAAAGATCGCCAGTTCTTTAATTCGCCGGACGCGACCCTACGCGAAATCCATCGGCAGGCCCTCGATTCGCCAATCATAAGACAAGCTCACCGTATCCGTAACGGCGAGCGTGCCGTTACGGATGGCGACGGCTTCGTATGCCTTCCATCCTCCCGCGGGCTCGACCTAACATCCTTCGGTATCGTCCTCTGCTGGACGAACAAGACGCGGACGGCGCTTAATTCGATCATACGAAAAGCGAAGGGTATAGAAGGCCCTTCGCTTTTCCCAGGCGAGCCCGTGATGTGTCTTCGGAACGACTACGCTCGGGGTATCTTTAACGGAGAGATATATCGGGTTGCGAAGGAGCGCGCGCCGGGGACGACCCTATGGCTAGAGGGCGGATCGGTCATTCCTAAAGCCAAGGTCGAGCGGTTCGACGGCGACTTCGACAAAGAGGACGACGAGACGACGCCGTTCGCGCTCGCTTACGCTTCGACGTGCCACAAATTCCAGGGTAGTGAAGAAGAGCGCGTCCTCGTCTTCGACGAGATGGGTTCCGATCGTCAAGAGCGAGCGCGCTGGCTCTATACCGCCGTGACCCGCGCGCGGAGCCACGTTACGGTCGTACGGCCGGAGGATTGGGGATGAGCGGCTCCGAGGACTCACTCTGGAAAATGGAGCGCGATAAGCTCTCCTCATTTGGCATTCTTAAACGGATCGAGCACAAGCACGAGCTAGGCTGGCCCGACGTCCTCTACGTTCTCCGCCGGCCGGCGCCGTTTCACGATCAGCGCGCGACGGGTTTCATAGAGAACAAGCAGCTCGACGGGTGGCCTATTCGCGCAAGCTCGGTAGTAAGGATACCGAGCTTGACGCGAGACCAAGCTAACTGGCTCGGGGCTTGGAGCAAGGCGGGTGGCCGAGCGGCCCTAGGTCTTCAAGTCGGGTCCGAATACCTCTTCTTCTCGGGCTCGGTCGTCGGGCCGATATTCCTCGATAACCCCTTACCGCAAGCAGCGGTAAGGGGTTATGCCGGGCTTATAATGTCCGACGGCTTCAGGGTCGCCGACGCCCTAAAGTTCCTGGCGGGCTGAAGATGGCACTTTACGGAATCTTAACGTCCGGCTACTATCCTCCGGTCGAACTTAACCGGGAGAATTAGAGATGCTTAAGAAAACCGAAGCCAAGCCATTTTCAGTCATACTGACCATTCCGGCGGACCGCATCGCGAACATGATGATCTCGTTCGTCGAGAGCGGCGATCCCGTCACGCACGCCTCTAAGGGAGGCTGGTGCGCCGGGATCAGCCTTAAGTTCCACACATTCCCCCTCTGGTACGCCAGCCCGGAGACCTGGTCAAACGACTTTACCGTCGCGGTCGACGAGGTCGGGGACGGGAAAATAAAAACCCACTTCATACGCCGCGCCGACCTCGTCCGCGGCCTGGCGATCCTCGCCGAAAAGTATCCGGATCACTTCGCTATGATCCTACGGGACGACACCGACGCGCCGTGCGCGGACCTCTTCGTTCAGTGCGTCCTCTTCGGGGAGGAAAAATATGCTTGACCGCGTCCGAATCGGCGACCGCGTCCTCGAAGCAAGGGCGCCCTGGACCGGAGCGTGGGTCGTAACCGACCTACGGGTACGCCCAGGCCGTGCCGGCGAGAGCTGGCTATCCATCACCTACACCCAGTACGGTATCCGCTCCGTCTCCTCGACCGAGCGTCTCGTCGCCGCCCCGGAGGGTTGGGAAGACCCGCCTAAGCGACCGCTCTCCAAACGGCTTTTGAGGCCCGAGGATTACGGGGTCTGGGAGCGCCAGCTCGAAGACGACCCGGAATATCAGGCCGCGCTCGCGGACTTCCGGCAACGGTACGCGGACTGGGCCGAGAGGTTCCTCCCCTCACTCGGGCTCGCCGAGCACGCCCGCCTCGCGCGCCAGCTTGTCGATTCGTTAGAAATGGAGAAGACATGACGGTAAATCAATACGGCCCAAAGACGAAGGCCGCCGACGCCCTCCACGCGATGAAGTACCGTACCGAGGGCGAGAGTTTCCGCGAGGCGGCCCAACGGGTTGCGTTCGCGCTGAAAGACGACGACCGTCACTATCACGAGTTACGCGAGATTCTCCTGGCGATGAGGTTCATGCCGGCTGGCCGCGTTCAGAACGCGATGGGCGCCTCGCGAATGACGACCCCCTACAATTGCTTCGTATCGGGGACGATCGCTGATTCCTACGTTGAAGGGTCGGGGAGCATCATGGCGAGGGCTCACGAGGCGGCCGCGACGATGAGGATGGGTGGTGGGATCGGTTACGACTTCTCGACGCTCCGGCCGCGCGGGTTCATGGTCTCAAAGCTCGGAAGCCAGTCAACGGGACCGGTTAGCTTTATGGATATCTTCAACGCGGTCTGCCTCGCGACGAGTTCGAGCGGCCACCGGCGCGGCGCACAGATGGGCGTGATGAGGGTCGATCATCCCGATATCGAAGAGTTCGTCCGCGCCAAGCAGAACGAGGATCGTCTGAGAGGCTTTAACCTCTCGATCGCCGTGACGGACGAATTCATGGAGGCGGCCCTATCAGGGAAACCCTTCCGTTTAAGGTGGCAGCCGGACGCCTCTCGCGACGCGCTCGGGGAGCGCGAGATCGACGCCGCCGAGCTTTGGGAAAAGATTATGCGCTCGACCTGGGACTGGGCCGAGCCGGGAGTCATCTTCATCGACCGGGTCAACCGGATGAATAACCTCTACTACGCCGAGACCATCGCCGCGACCAACCCGTGCGGCGAGCAACCACTGCCGCCCTATGGCGCGTGCCTCCTTGGGAGTATCAACCTCCCGGCTTATTTAGTAAAGGGACCCGGTGGATACTCTTTCGACTATGACCTCCTCAAACGTGATATTCCGATCGTCGTCCGCGGGATGGATAACGTCGTCGATCGTGCGCGCTACCCGCTCCCGGAGCAACGCGTCGAGGCCGTGACCAAGCGGCGAATGGGGATAGGCGTGATGGGACTCGCCAACGCGCTTGAAGCGCTAGGATATCCCTACGGCGCCCCCGAGTTCCTGGCGCTCGAAGGGAATCTTCTGGCCTTTATTAACGCTGAATGCTACCGCGCGAGCGTGGATCTGGCGCGGGAGAAGGGGTCGTTCCCGCGGTTCGACGTCGAGAAACATCTCGCCGGCGAATTCGTAAGGAATCTTCCGGAGGATATCGTCGCCGGGATACGTCGTTACGGGATACGGAACTCGCACCTCACGAGCATCGCGCCGACCGGAACGATCAGTATGTGTTGCGATAACGTCAGCGGGGGAATCGAGCCGGTCTTCAGTTACGTTATCGAGCGGCCGATCAATACGCCGGACGGGACGATGATGGCGAAGATCGAGGACTACGGGTATGCCGCCCTCGGGGTTAGCGGAAAGCGGTTCGACGAAGTCTCGGTCGACGAGCACGTCGACGTTCTCGTCGCAGCCCAGAGGCACGTCGATAGCTCGGTGAGCAAAACGTGTAACGTCCCGTCGTCGACACCATGGGCCAGCTTCAAGGATATCTACCGGCGAGCGTGGGAGGAGGGCGCAAAGAGCTGCTCGACCTTTACGAACGGCGGCCGGCGCGGGGGTCTTCTCTCCGCGGCCGAGGGAAGTCGAGAAGAGGCGGCCTGTACGATCGACCCAGAGACGGGCATCCGGAGCTGCGAATAATCCCTTTACATCCAAACTGGGACGGGCGTAATATCTCTTTCGTCGACCTAACCTGGAGAATCAGAGATGACCAACAAGCACATACCCTTACGAAAGTATGTGGGTCACGTTTCTGGCTACGGTGAAGGTATGACCCCCTCCCCACCCGCGCCCCCGGACGACCCCTTCCGCTGGGAAGCCCACAAAGAGGAGTTCCGCGACCTCGCCGTGGTAAAGTACCGCCAGGGCGTGAAGGACGGCCTCCGGGAGGGCGACCTCGACCTCCTCGGGGAATGGGTCCGACGGTTCGAGGAAGGGGGTAATCTCTACCCTCTTCCTCCGAGACGTAATTTTATTACCTAAATACGAGAGTCCAGGAGCAGGCCGCCTAGGGGCCTTCTCCTGGGGCGCCCCCTCTATAGCGCCCGACCCCCTCCCCCTAACCACGCCCCCTGAAACCGGGGTCCTCCGGCTAAATAAAAAGCCCCGCTTCCTAGGGAGGCGGGGCTTTCGGGTAGAGGCTCTTAGGGGGAGAGGGCAACCAATTCTCTCGCTCTAGTCCCTCGATTATACCCCCTTCGCGGGGACGGTAGGAAGCGAATTATAGACCACCTCGAAAGCCGGCCGGACGTTTACGAGAAGGTGATCGGCGACGAGCCGCTCGATCCGGAAGGCCGTGGACCCGAGCTGGAGCAGCGGGAGCGAGCCGAACCGCGGCGGAAGGGAGGGGACGTCGTCGCAGCCGTTCCGGGTAGCGATGCTCGGAACGGCTGCGATCGCGGTAAGTGCAGCCGTCCCGAGGGCGCGGGCCGGTTCGAAGACGACGAGCCGCTCGACCGCGATCCCGAGGAGGATGAGCATCAGGACGAAGATTTGGGCCTCGGCGCCACCCTTGGAATGGCCCCCGATATAGATCATCTTCCCGGCGGCGACCGCCGTTAGAACGAGCGGAATTAGCCGCCATGCGATCGAGGTCGCCGAGGCGAAAAATCCGGCGTCGACCGAGAAGCCGGCGAGGTCGGTTGATTCGGCGTCCGCGTCCGTTAGGTCGTCGCGGATGTTATTCGTACCTTTGAAGGATATCCGGATCGATGTCGCGTCTTCGACGACGAGGGCGTGGGCCAAGTCCGAGCTGATCGTCGGGGCGACGTAGGCGCGCTCGGCGTCGCCGAGCATCACGAGATCGATAGGGAGGAGGGCTATCACGAGGCCAGCTCCTTCAGCCGCGCTTCCATCGCGGCGAGGTCGAGACCCGACGGCGCGGTGCCCTGGGACGTGACCCAATCCGGGTAAAGCTCGGCGTGGGCCTCGTCGATACAGGCGAGGGCGAAAGCCTTCGTCATCGCTTGAACCTTCCCCCAGGAGACGCAGTAGAAGAGGTCGCCCGCGTAGCCGACGAGCGGAACGTCGTGGCCGTCGTTGGTCATCGTGCCCGGCGCTACGTCCCATGTAGCGCCGGCGTTAAACTGATCCATCATATAGGACGGGCAGCGGATGCCGATACGGCACGCCCCGAATATCTGGGTAGCCCAACGGATATGATCGAGGTTCCGATCGTCGATCCGCGCCGTTCCGGCAGACTTAAAATTAAGGAAGCCGGTTTTTGTTAGATATTCGCAAGCATCGCTCTCACTCGTCCCGAGGTCGGTCGCGGGGTTATCTTTATCAAACCCCGTCAACTCGGTGTAGAGCGCGAGCACGTCGTCGGTCGTCGGCAATCCCATACCGCCCGTGTTCGCCGTCCGGAGCATTAGTTGATGCCCAGCGTCGGCCTCGACGCAGCACCCGTAGAGGTCGTTACCGAGCATCCCCCAATATGGGCCGACTACGTTCGTCACCGCGCGAATATAGTCGTTCGAGGAAGGAGGGGGCGAACCGAGCCCGGAGAGGAACTGGCTCGTCGCGAGAGCACCCCTCATCGCGCGAGCGTCGAAGCGTGGTGGATGTTTGCCGAATCTCATTCGGGACCTCTTAAGAAAAATATAGGAGGTCCCTTTCGGAACCTCCTAGTTTACCAACGGAGAAGGGAGCGCCCGTCGGTTATTTACCCGCGATCCCGTGAAGGATCACACGCGCCTCGTCGGGCGTAAGGCCCGGTACTGCCGCGCGGCGGAGCGGCGCCGAGGCCGGAACGACGAGCCCGACCGCCAGCTCGACGACCGGCAGGAGCACGGCGACGGCCGGTAGAATCTCGCCCCAGGGCGGGGGGAGCGCGACCGAGAACGGCGCGAGCGTGTTAACGATGAGGTTTACCGTCGCCTCGACCTGGGTAATGATGGGTTGGGCCGCGGTCGTCGTCGCGACCCCGCTCAGTTGGGTCGCGAGAGTCTGGAGCGTCGCGACCGCCTGCTGGACATTAGCGATTGCAACGGGCGAAATCTTACCGGTCGTCGCCGCGAGAGCCGGTAAAGCGTTGACGAAAGCGTTGGCGATCGTCGAGACGTCGTTTACGACGGTCGCGAGTTGTTGGGCCGGGGTCCCAGTCCCACACGCTGCGAGCATCAGAACTCCGAGCGACGAACCGCCGAGCTGGATCGCTCGACGACGGGTAAGCGTTCTATCGAACATAGTATTTCTCCCTTTGAAGATTGGCGCGCGTTACGGCTGGGCCGCGCCGATCCCAGTATTAGTCGGCGGCGTCGCCGGGCTCGCAGCAGCCTCCGCGATCCCGTCGGGAAGCGAGCGTGTAACGAGATCGGCGAGTTTCTTCGCCCCCTCGGGCGTGGCAGGGTCGATTCCGGCGTCCTTCAGGTAGCCCGGAAATTTATCGGTGATAAACTGGACCGCGGCGTTCCCGATCGCGTTATGGGTATCGACGTGATCCCAACCCTTCGCCTTAATGACGTCGAGCGACTGCATCGTACCGAACTTGATACCCTTACGCGCCGCGTCGGTCAAATTGGCCGCGATTGCGTCGCCGTTCTTAAGGTTGAGGAACTTGACAAGTCGCTGGGCAGCCCACGACGCGAGCGCGAGCAGGACGGTTCCGACCAGGTAGAGGATATCCTGCTCAATTCCGGAAAGGCTAATAACGGTGGACGGGTCGGTTCCGATCATATCTATCTCCTAGGGGGTTTAAGGTTAGGGAATCCGACGCTCCCCGAAAGAAGCGCCGGACCCTACGGGCGGCCCGTCAAAGGGAGGAACCAAAGCGGGTCGGCCCGAAAGTGTCAGGCGACGTCGATAAGAGCATTCCAATTAGCGACGAATTCGGCCTCGGTTCCGGCGCCGGCCGTCGTATTGTAAAATCGCTTCCAATAAGCCGCGAGATCGGCGACGTAGGTCGGGTTCCCCGGGTCGGGAAGCGGATCGGCGGCGCGGCGGTAAAGAACGCGCGCCATCGCGGCAGCATAACGGGGATAGATTTCGAGGCTATCTTCTCCGATATTACCCTCCGCGAGCCCACGGACGCAGACGGCGAGAAAGGTATGATACGCGAGATAGTTGGCCCAAATATCGTCGTGGGTCGCGCGCTCCATCTGGAAGTAACCCTTCGCCGGGCCGCCACCGCGTTGGTTGATGTCTTTAAGCCCGCTCTCCTGAATCGCGGTTCCGACGAGGAGGTCCTCGGCGGCGCGCGAGTAGAGGCCGGTCATCTTTAACGCCGGTATGACGACGGTCGAGCGGAACTCGGGGGCGTTCATTCTTTCTCCAGGTTTATCGGTGGAAGTAGTACGCCGCGACGAGGCCGAGTATCCCGACGACGTAACCGAGCATATTGGCCATGCCGATCCCCTTCGAGTTACGCTCGACGACGAGATTTTCCAGTGTGTCGATGCGGGTCTCTATAGCCTTAAACGCGAGTCCGGCCTCGGCGGAGCGCATGAACATCTTAGCCTGATCGTTGGTCATCTGGCGCAGCTCGTTCAGACCTTCGAGCCTCTTATCTACCGACGCCTCGGCCTTCAGGATGGCGGTCTGTGAGGCGACGTGCTGCTGCTGGTAGCGCTCGTCGCGCTCATTGAGTAGCTCGCGCAGCCCCTTCATCTCGGTCTCTACGGCGACGAGCCTTTCGTTCATCGCCTTCTCTGGAGTGCCTCCACCTGCTCGCGGATCGACTCGATCTTCGCCTCATGGGAGATAATCAATTCGTCCTGCTTCTGGGTATGCTCGGCGATCCGGACGTGGTCGGAATCCATCGAGTCGAGGCGCCGCTCCTCGGCCCGGACCTGCTCCCTAATAGTCGAGACGGCCTTGATGAACTCCGTCTGGCTCGCGACGATCGTCTTTATGTCGTCGTTCATGTGGGTCGCGATCCATAAACACGTCGAGGCGAGCGCCGCGGCGAGGAAGGAGCATATCGCCGTGACGGCGTGGGTAATCCCGCTGTATTTTCCCTCACCGCCGAACTTCTCTGCCCCCTCGGTTACAATGCGGAGGATGGGGGGACCGTGGGAATCCGACGCCATAATCTAAACCCTTTTCTACGGGAGGAGGCTCGCGTTGGGCTCGTTCGGCAGTCCGCCGGCGGAGACGGACCAGTTCCCGGCTCCATCCGGCATGAAGCAGGCCCACTCGTCGTGGCCGATCGACGACACGCCACCCTTAAACGGCCAGGCGCTCGTCCACGCGATGCGGCCGGAGACGCTATAGTCCTGGAAGCATATCGAGAAGCCGGCGGCGACGGACGACGTCGCCGGAAACACCGGCGATTCGTTTCCGACGCCGGACCACGTCAGGGTCTTGCAATTATCCGTCGCCGCAACCGGATGGGTCGTATCGGTCGAGGCGAGCGGCGACGTGAGCCACCCGCAACCCCCGCCGCTCGTACCCGTCCCGGCCGGACCCACGAGCGAAACGCCGGCAGGCCAGCCGCCCGAAGCCTTCGGCCCGTAGATGGACCAATTCGAGGTCGCGATGTAGAAATCGCCGACGTTACCGACCGTCGAGCCCGGCGCGGCGGAGCCGTTCAGGATCGTATTCGACGAGGGGGAAGGCGCGGAACCCACGACCGGAGCCTGGGACTGAAGGACCCACGCGCCGAGGATATACTCGTACCAACTCCCATTCTTCGCCTGGGTGAAGATGTTGCCGCTCGCCGCGACTTCGAGGAGGGTACCGTAGCCGCCGGCGGCCGGCGATCCGTTCAGGAGGATCGCGTTCCCGCCGTTCGTCGTCGTCGCGGTTCCGAAGGTCCAAGTTCCGGCCGAGGTCATGAGGCTCGACCCCGTCCCCGGCGCGGTGAGCGTCGTCCCGTCGGGCGAGAGGGCGACGACGGCGGCGGTCTGGCTCTCGGCTATCGGGGCCACGAAAAGAAGAAAGAGCAGACATAGATAGGATAGGTATTTCATTTTAGATTATCCTCGTTACCGGGATGTGTCCTTCAAATTCGTCCGAGCAAAAGCAAGATGATCAGGATCACGACAATGAGGCCCAATCCCCCTCCTGCATAGTAGCCGCCCCCGTAGAAGGGGCCGCCCCCGAATCCGCTGAATCCCCCGAGCAGGATGATGACGACGACGATCAGGAGAATGGTGCCTATGGACATGATTTACCCTTTCGCTTGCGATACGCTCGAAGCCACGCGGCGCGGCACTTGAGGCACCAGCGCTGAAACCTCGTCTTATGGCCCGAGACACTACGGATTGTACTCAACTCTCGGGAATTTTCTCCAGCTCAACGATGGCCTTGGTCAACTCGCCAATGCGGCGCCTGATCGAGGTGGTATCCTCTATGCCGTATTCAAGGCATCGCTCCAGCGCGGTCCTGGCTCTAATCATCGTGTCGCGAATGGAATTTTTCTTGAGCCTCCCGATACTGTCCATCGTGTATTACCCATCACCCGTTACCGATGCCAGTAGCCAAAAACGATCTCGTAGCCGCTCCCGAAGGAGGGGGAGCGCGATAAGCTTTCCTCATCGGTGAAAAATTCCCCATGTTGGCTCGTTGCCAGTAACCGCGGGGAAGAAAACAGAGGCATAATTTGTCGTGCCGCGCCACAGACTGTCAGCTATTGCGGCACCGGCCCAGCCTTGGTCGACCGCTGTTTCCAGCGCCGGCCATGCGTTCGCGAAGTAGCTCTCAGTTCCAGATGGGTCGGAACTGCCGGGGCCATTGAGCGTGTTGGTGCATGTGCCGCCGTTCTGCCAACCCGTCGCGACTGCTCCCTGCCACACGGCATAGAATGTGGTCAGGTAAAGTCCCGAGTTGGGATTTCCTGGGCCTGTGGCGAATTCGGCATTATAGCTTGCCCCTTGGCTGTAGCAGCCGTTTGGATTCGTTCCATTGCCAAAGCGACCGATAGTAAAGAGGCTTGCCTCCTGCGCGAGATTGCTCAGGTTGGTTGCAGCCGTACCGCTCATCACGTTTAGATCGAGATCGAGATTGAGCGACATCGTCATGAAATCTTGCTGCCATGGGGCGCCGTAACCACTGTTGGCCGGATTTCCCGCCCCGCAATAATCGCATGCGGCAACTTCATGGGAGTAAAACACATGAATCGAATTAACTCCGATCATGGTGGCATCCTGAGATAGCTGATACGCCATCTCGGTCGTTAGATCGGTCTTCATTTGATTGGATGGCGTCACGGCGAGGAATTGCCCAACCGTGCGATAGTCCCATGCGTCGGCGCGTGTTTGGTCGAACCAGTTTCGTGTCGGGAATGATCCACCATTGCCATTGTCGCGATGAAGGAACCCAGCAACGAGCGCTGTTGCCTCAAGCTGTTCATAAGCGGCATATTCCCCGGTCAGAATAAAACCGACATAGCCACTTGATGGGTGATGGGCATTATCCCAGCAAATAGCGACGCTGCCACTTCCGATTTGGCTTGAGCATGGATACGGCGTAGCCCATCCGCCCGTACCACCATCGCAATTCGTGGTCGTGTTTTGAGATGGCAGCGCCATCCCGTCGCCGTTGGAATGATCAAGACACACATGCGGATAGGTCCGCAACGCGCGCCATGCCGCAGCAACGGCAGCCTGTGCGCGACTATCGCCTAGCGACGTGAAGTAATCCGCATCCCATTCTGCGAGTGGCCCAATGTCGGGACGGCCCCCGGTTTGCTCCATATCCGTGACCCACGGTCCTTGCGAAAACGGGGTGTAGGTCTGGACAAGAGCATTCAGCGCTGTGCTGCTCGGCGGTGTCGTGAGCGAATAATTGGGGATCAACTTCGATGCAACGAGGTCTGTCGCATTCGGTGTTGTCGCTGCCTCGGAAGTGGAACAGCCTCTGAGGTCGTAGCCCGTCCATGCATAATGTGTGATCGTGCCCGGCGCGTAGGCTGTCGAGCCGAGGATCGTCACTGTGGGGCTGTAGGTAACATCTTCCTGGGAATTATCGACCCATCCGCCATTGTCGATCATCACCCTGACGCAGACATTGTTGTCGGCGTAAAGCCGCACATCGAAGGCAACCCGAAGTCGGCTCGTGCTCGGTGTGGTATACCCAATCGTCGTCCAGTAGAGGCAATCGACTTCTGCCGCACCCGATTCCCAGGTCAGCTTTGGAGACGCGAATAGCGACGAAAGGGCGACGGTTCCAGACACATTCCCCGTGAACACGACTTGAGCGGCAGGGTTCGCCGATGTGATCGAGGCACAGGTCAGCGCGGTCCCGCCAGGAGACGTTCCGGTATTGATGTGAAGTGTCCCGGCTCCCGATGCTTTCCCCGCCATGATAGCAAAGCGGCACGAGCCGTCACTCCACGTTGAGACACCCGTGACCTGATAGTTGAGCGGATCGGGCGACGCGACATTGCCGCAGCCGGTCGTCGTGCCCTTGGCGAACCCTACGCCTGTGTGGAAGTCCCCGGCACCGGCGACGGGGAAGCTCGTGAGCGGAGTCCCTCCCCCGCTTCCGATCGTCGCCGAGCCGTGCCACGGCGACGACGCGACGGCCACCGATAGGGTAAGGAAATATAGAAAGACGAGCACGATTAATCTGCTCATGGAATGTACGCCACCATATCGGTTTGAGTGCTGACCACGATGATAATCGCGTCGTGCGCCGAATCGTATTGTGCCCGATTGAACATGCCGCCTTCATTGCCGCCAGGAAGAGATGATGGCGTTACAGCATTCGATCCGTTGGCAGTCACGGCCGTCCACGCAAATGTTGTGGTGTTGAGGTTATATGCCGTCGTCGATCCGGGGATGATGCACCAGATCTTGCTATCGACGGTCCGGTAGACGACGCCAGGAGAGCCGCCAAAATTCTGACACGTTTGATTGCCTGTCGTCGTCACATTCGTCAAGGTGCCGGTCAGGCTCATGTAACCAGCGTAACCGTTCCCGATCATCCACAAGCGCTGGTGGGCCACATCCATCGCCGAGCCGTAATAATTGGCCGTTGGCGGCGACGAGTTGTTGTTATAGACCCACGCGTTTGTGCTGGGCGTCCATACCTTGGTGCCATTGAACTGCCCAGTGAAGTAAACATTGCCGTCCGTCGGGTTGTAGAAGGAGCTTTCGTAATATGGACTCCCTCCGGAAGGAGTATTTGCCTCTTGCGTCCAGTGACCGGCAAGATAGAGCCAGCTTTGCGGCCCTTCGTTGCCGCTGATGTAAATCGCACCGAAAGCACGGAACAAACCATAGCTCGGGACATAGACTAGCGCGCCGTAGGTATGAACGCTTGCCGGGCACCCGGCGCCCGTGCAGTTGGTGCTATCGACGTAGTAGCCGGTGTTACCCGTGTCGGCCGTGCTTGGTCCAAATTCTCGCACCCAATTGAGCGAATTCTTGAGGTCGTTCTTATAGACCTCATTGCCGGCGTAGTCGGTATGACCGCCGCCATGGCAGTACATGATGCTGTTGGCGGTATCTTCGGCACAGCTCGACCACGTATCTGTAACTGCCGTCGAGCCTGTCGCGCCGCCCGGGCTGACACTCGGAAAAACATTTTGTATTTGACCGGCCGTAACGCCCGATTGCGTGCTGAGATCGATAAAACAGCCATGGCTCGTACATGGACCAGTCGCTAGAGCGGTGGATAGCTTATCCGCGCCGCCCCCGCCGGCGATCGTCCCCGAGCCGTGCCATGGAGACGACGCCTCCGCGACGTACCCAAAGAGGCCGGTGACGGAGAGAGTAAGCGCGAGCGCGAAGCAGAGGTCGGCGAATAACTTACGCATCAGATACCCCAATTCGTCGTGATCTGCGCGTCAAGCGTCGAGCGTGTGCCGCTCATGGTCGTCGAGTTAGTACCCGACTCTACCCATGTATCCGTTGCGCCGCTGACCGCACCACTAACGACGAAGCCGCTCTGCGATGATGCTCCGCTCGTAAGTGTCCCTGGAATATTCACACCATTTTCAAGAAGGGCTGAGCTGGCGGCATTGATCGTACAAATGCCTCTGATCCAAGTACCCAACGCTACGGTACCAGTTATCTCGCCGCTGCCACCCTCAAGACAATCGATATGATTGCTGGTCCCCCATCCAATACTGGTATTGAATAGGTTCTGGCCGGTAATAACCTCGCGGTTTCCTGCGGTAGTCCCGGTCTGTTTTGCAGCCGTATAAATCGTGCTACCATTTGCGATCGTAAGGCTAGCGGACCAGACCAACTTGGTTGTGGCGCTCCCGGTCAGACAGGTCGACGATGTATTAATACAATTCGCCGTCGCAGCCGCGCTTTGAGAGGTCGAACCTTGATTTCCGGCATTGACTGAACCGACCTGATCAAAGACCGTCTGGGCGGCACATGTCGATCCCGAACAGAACGTGGCGAGATCAGCCTCGTCTAGCTTTCCGTTCGTCGTCAAAGATTTGATGCTACACGTCGTCTGACTCGCAACGCCGTTACAGGTTCCAGTACCGGCGTCGTTCCGATAAACGCTAATCAAGGCCGTCCCGCACGTCGCGGCGCTAAACGCACGCAGTCCCCACCAGTGCGTCCAATTGGCATCGATGTCGCCAGGACCGACGTAGCCACCACAGGTCGGCCCAGAGGAAGCCGACTTTGCGGAGACGATCGCCTGGAGCATCCCATGGGCGTCGACGGTTGGCGACGCCCACAAAAGGCCGAGGACGGCTAGGAGAGCCGCCGATAATTTCCTAATCATCGGCTTAGCTCCACGTGCCGTTAAACGAGTACACGTCGTATTTGGTCGTCCCGTTCCCAACGTAACACATCTTATCACCGGCCGCTCCCGAGGAAGCGATAGCCGTGTTCGCTGCCTTATATGAGGTAAAGTTCGTATTCTCGTACTGAACGCTGGCGAGCCCAGAGAAGGTAATCGTCGTCGCGATATTGTTCGCGTTACGGACACAATATTGCACTCCGTTCGCGGGGGTCGGCATCGTAATGGTGCAAGTCCCCGTACACTCGAATATATCATTCGATCCGGCGAAGGTATGAGTAGTCCCCGTCGCGAAAGTCGGGGGCCGGTCGACGTACGCCGTCGTCGCGATCTTCGTCGAGTTATCGTTCGCGGCCTGTGTCGCCGCCGTCCACGTCCCCGTGATCGCGCTATTAGCCGAAAGAAGATTCGTCCCGACCCGATCGGCATAAGCCGTCGTCCCTATCTTCGTCGAGTTATCGTTCGCAGCCTGGGTCGTCGTCGTCGGATTTCCGCCGAGCGCGATCGAGGTCTGGATCAACGAACTAGTAATCCCTCCCGACGCGATATGAAGCGTGTTGGAAGTGTTCGTGAACTCCGCCCCGATTGTATTCACGGCGTAGAGATCGCCACCGACGACGCCTCCGGCGAAGAAGACGTTCGTCCCGTCGCTCTGAAGGCAACCGTTCGCCCCAGGCTTGAGAGTCACAATCGGCAGGCCGGAAGGGGGGAACGTGCCCGTATACGTACCTTGGACGAGCGTCCACGTCCCCGTCCCCGTCACGGTATAGCAGGAGACCATATTCGCGGCGAACAAACCGGTTGCGACCGCGTTAATTGTCAAATTTTGGGCCGTCGTAGAATTAAGGTTGATCGTTCCGCCCATGTCCGCGGTGCCGAACGCTGTACTCGTCGCGGCCGTACGGCCAGGCGAACCGATGTTAATCGTATGGGCCGTATTATCGAGAATGAAGTTTGATGACGGCGTATAGCCCGTAATCGTCGTGCTGTTCGTCGCCCACGCGCCGATCTGACCAGCCAGCGCGCTCGACACCGTGCCGCCGCCAGAGCCAGGGGCTGATAAAACGCCGGCCGTATTGACGATCGACGAGTTGTCGGCGCGAACAACGCCAAGCGCCCCGCTCGTCGCGACCGGAAGCTGGGCAACCGGAACCGTACCAGAGTTGATCTCCGAACCCGCAATACTCTTATTGGTTAGCGTATCGGTCGTCGCGCGGCCGACGAGCGTGTCGCTGGAGGTCGGCAAGGAGAGCGTACCGCCGTTCAGGATCGTCGCGATCGTCGGCGACGTTAGCGTCTTATTCGAAAGGGTATCGGTCGAGGTACGCGAGACAAGCGTATCGGTAAGGGCCGGAAGCGAGAGCGTCCCGCTCGCGATAGCCTGGGGCTGAAGAGTCGTCGTCCCCGAGGTCGAGCCCGCGAGACCAAGCTTACCGAGGAGAGCCGTCGGCGTCCCGATCGTGAGCACGCCGGCCGTGTAGGTAAGCCCGGCGTTCGACGTACAATTTCCGGCGCCGTTATCGGTTAAGACGTCGGTTGCGGAACCAGCCGGGGTACACCCCCCACCTCCTCCACCCCCAGTCGATGCGAAAGTAAGCGTCCCTGGGCCTACGGTAATCGTCATATTGGCCCCGGCGATCGGTACGGCGTAGTGAAGTAGGCCGTCCGCACCCGATCCGATCGGAATCTGACCGTTCGTAAAGCTCGTCCCGAGACGCTGGACCGCGAGAATACCGGAAGTAATATTACCGGCGTTCGTCGTATCGACGATCGCCGAAGAGACAAACGAAGAGCCGTTCGTCTTCGTGACGTTGAGCAGGCCGGTCGAGGTATTTAGCGTACCGTCACCGTTGACAGTTGGAACGCCGCCGAACGACCCGGCATTATTGAACTGGAGCTGCCCCGAGGAGCCGCCCGGCGTCCCGCCACCTCCGCCCGAACCCAGGGGGCCGATCGTCGAGCCGCCGCTACGATAGAAAAGGCCCGAACCGGTTGCCCAGATATCGCCGTTGTTAAGCGTCGCGGGTGTCGATCCAGGAGCGATATTGAGACTCGCGACCGAGCCCGCTGGGGGCAGAATAAGCTCCCCGAGCATCGTATCGCCGGCCTTATTGACCGGCGTATAGCCAAGTTCGTCCTCCTTCGCGGTGAAATAGGAATTCCACTGTGCGGCTGTAGGAACTTGTCCGGTGACGAAGCCCGGGTTTGATCCGGCATATGCCACACCGACCGAAAGCGCAATCGCCCCGAGCAAGGAGGATAGAAGCTTCTTCATCTTAATTTACCCCTTTAACCATCGACTGTGACAACAAGAGTACACGGCGGATTCTGACTGGAGCTGATGACCGCGTTACCACCCTGCCAATTGACAGTTCCGGTATTGATAATGCTGACAACACCAAGAAGGGTCGCGTAATGAGAAGCCGTCTCACTTAACCCGGTCTTGATACCGGAAAACGCAAGATTTCCCGTCGTGCTAGCAGCAAATGATTCGTACATCGACCCGGGAACTTCCGGCGTCGTACCGTCGAACCCGACTGCGGTAAGCGCGGCATTCTGGGGCGTAAGAAGATTTACCGATCCGGTCACATCGTATCGGACCTGATTTGCGGCCCAACTTAAGAAGCTATTTCGGATCGAACTCGAAAGCTCGAAAACGCTCGTCGATGCGCTCGTGACCGTGGAAGATAACGTTGTTGTCGTCGATCTAGGTTTCTGGTGAAACCAGTTCAACCCTTGGACTGGATTTGAAGACCACGCCGGACCGGAGCCAACAAGCCAATATCCGACGAGTGTCTTCGTCGGATCGCCGCTCATAATCTCGTTGCCTACATTACCGGCCGTAGTGTCGGTAATGTGCCCGGTTGTCGATGGAACGAGCGACGAGATCACGCCGGAGGTTTGAGCCGCGTAGATATAATACGGCGTTCCCGGCGTCAGCCCAGACGGGGCTAGGTTAACACCAGCCGCAGGGATCGAGCAATTCTGGCCGGCGACGAGGAGATTATTCCCGCCATGACCCGGCAACAAAGTAATCTGCGAGCCCGAGGTATAGACGAGCTGACATTGACCGTTCTGAAGCTGAAGGCCAGTAGCACCAAATCTTATCCACCCAGAGCCACCCGTATCGGGGTCGCTGGTATTATTCTCGGCCGTCGAGAGCCAGAACAACCCGAAGGTCGCTACCGATGCGACGACCGCGCCTTTAGGATAACCTCCAACTGCGGCTTGAAAGACGCCGTCGTAAGGTAGAAATGATCCACCGCCGTTTTGCCACCATATCCAAGCCGATATTTCGTTAAGGATACCATTCATATCCTTACCGGCCGGCGCGACTCCTCCCGCACCTTCATTCGTAAAGGTAGTCGGAGGGAACCCGAGATCGAGCGAGGCGGCGTTAGGGTCCGAAGTCGTTTTCGGAATCAACCGAATAAATGATCCGCTCGCCGAGGCCGCGAAAGCTTCAAGTAGCTTCGTCGAGGGAATATTTGACGACTGCACTTTTTAAACCCTCACAAAATAACGACGGTCGCGGCGACACCGACCGGTTTCGGTAAGACCCCAGATTGGAAAATGATCGACTCCTGAACCGGCGTCGGCGTAAAGGCGAAGGTATAGGTCATCGTCATATCCTGGCCGTCCGTAACGTAACATTGGCCGCTCTGGCCGAAGAGGCTCATCAAAATCGCGTTGATACCGGGTATCGATCCGTCGCAGATATTGTAAAGAGCCTTCGCGAAGATCAATGTGCGATAGGCGTCGTCCGTTAGCGCAAAATTATTCGTAACCGGTTGACCTGCGTAGAACGGAGATACGCCGCCAGGACCGAAATTGTCGTAGTCCGTCGTACCTCCCTCCTCAAAGCCGAAATACTTCCCGGCCGAGACTTGGAGAACGCGCGACACACCAACGATTCGCCCCCAAACGTCGAGTCCGTATCCCTGGGCCGTATCGATGTTCCAGATCATGTTGTAGAACGCCGACATATTCTCGGTTTGGTCGACGTTTTGATTAAAGTAGTCGATCAGTTGGGTAAGGATCGGTGAATTCGCGTATTGACTTATAATCGTCAACGTATAGTCGAAAGCATTCAAGACGCCGATCGGCGAGACCCCGATCGTAAAATTCCCGATCGCGCTATCCGAAAGATAATCGAACGATGCATCCGTAAGCTGTCCGACCGGGCTTATCCCGATCTCGAACATACCGATAGAATTAGAAGCTGGGGTCGACATATCAGACGACCGAGACTTGGATTAAATTAGCGTCCGTAACCGGAACTTGATTAGACTGGACTTGGACATTATTCTGTGCCGGAGCGCACGCCGTCATAGCTTCGGAGCCGACGGTTTGCATATTATTAAGAACCCAACTCGTTCCGCTACCGGATAGGATCGTGGTTCCTTCCGCGACCCCGGGGCCGAATATTTGCTGTCCTATAGCCACGGTTCCAGTAACGGATGATACCGTGAGAGCCGTTCCGGCAATAACGCCCGTAAAAGACGCCGCGATAGTATTCGTCGACCCGATCAAAAGCGACTTAATCAGCGCCCAAGTCCCGAGGAGGGCGATCGGCGCGACGAACCGCGTCGCGAGAATATTAGATCCGATCCTGGCGCGCGTCCCACCATCCCCTCCACCAAAGGCGTTGATAATTGCTTGCTGAACGAGAGCGACCGCGTTCGAGGGGACCGTCGGACCATTAACGATCTGAACTTCAAACAGGACTTGAAGATCGGTCGGCCGCTCGAATGTAACGCTGTAAGCGATCGGGGACGTATAGAGAGGGTTATTATCGAACGCCGTTACCGTCGTATTTCCGGTATAGGCGCAACCCGGGCCTTTCTTCGATAAAATGGCTTGGCCCACCGCCAGGTCGGTCGCGCCGACGGCTGCTATATAAATCGAATTCGCAGCGATCGACTGACCTAAGACCGTAACCGGCGACGCCGTCCCGTTATCATATCCGAAATAGTCGAGAACACCGGGAACGTTCGCTACAGCTCCGATAATCGAGCCGATCGCGCCGAAACTATTCCCCGCGACCGTTGCAGCGCGTCGCTCCTCGAAAGCTGCGCGGCTCTCGACGTTATTACCGAGAACGCCATCGGTCGGGTTATTGATCGTATCCCAACCATTGATCGTTTGGGCGATGACGTTAAGCGTATTCGCGGGGCACGCGATCGGCCCGACGACGTTACACGAGAACGGTAGCGTAATCGACCCGCTGATCGGGATCGTCCCGGCCTGGGTTGCGGTATACGTGTTACCGTCACTCGCCTGAGCGGCCGCGCCGACCGGAATAACGACGCCTACGAGCCCGACGCAAAGCGCCTGAACGACCGTCGGTTGGGCCGGGATGCGCTCGATAAAATAGATACGCGCGATCGCATCCTGCATACGGCCGGTCGCGAACGCTGGATCGACCTGATTCGTGAAGTAGACGAACGTATCGTTCGCGTTTCCGATGATCGCCGTCTCGGACGTGACGATCTGGCCTTGAGGAGTCTCCAAATTCTCGAAATTGAGCGTGCCCCCGAACGCGGCTTGCCAGTCAGCGATAATGCCGTCGAGGATAGCGGACTCGGCCGGCGCTATGAACCCGTTAGGTCCGAAAACAACGATCGGGACGTTCGTCGTCGCCATCAGAAACTCGCCGGGGTTATGACCCCATTCTTATCCGTTACTTGAACCTGCCCGTGAAGTCCGCGGTCATCGAAAGCTGTGATGAATGTTTGGGCTGCGACGACCCCAGGGACAGTCTCGGCTGCGGCCGAGAACTGAGCCTTAAGCGCAGCGAGCGACGGCGCCGAGCCGAGAATATCCTCGAAATATGGAACGCCGGGCGCTGTATTGTACCATAACTCTTGCTGGAAGAGCTTGATCGCCGAAGCAGCGTCCTGGGCGAGCGCGTAAGGTACGCTCGCGACGGCGAGGTTTCCGCTCGCATCGGCGAGCAGATCCCAGGAAACGGTATCCAGAAGGAGCGTCGTCTGAGCCATCACGAACCATTATTAGGCGCGAGCGTCGGTTGCTCCGTATCGTCGTGGCTATCGTTCGGCTGATCATGTGTATGCGTCTTGATGTCGAACGAGATACCGCCCGTCGGGAAGAAGATACCGTTAATGGTAATGCCGCCGGATGCCATGACTATCGTATTCCCATTTTTGTCGGCGATCGTGATACCGGCCATATTGAATTGGACGTACTGATTCGGCGCGCTACCGAGGACGGAGAAGAGGTACATCCCGTCGGCCATATCGAAGCGCCGCAACGATCCCGGATTGGCGAGTCCCTTGTTGACCTTGACCGACGATATATCCCGATCCGCGAACACCGCGACGCCGATATCCCCAATCTGGGGATCCATGATGATCGCGTTAAGACCACCCTGGACTCGGCAGTAGGTAAGCGCGTGAAGCGTCCCGTGGCCCTGCGAGTTCCCTACGCCGTCGACCATGTTGACGAGCGGCAGGACATCGACAAAGCCAACTGGCGAGACTCCACCATCGTTCGTAACGGAAACGACCTTGACGAGCGTCGCCGTAGAGATTAGTCGTAGCGCCTGATCGACGATGAAGCTCGTACCGTTGAAAGGCGACGCCTCGGAACTAGGCTGCTGCTGACCGGGGAAACCATCCTGGGGCATCTACGGCCTCCCGACGACCGGGCCGAGACCGGGGCGCGTCGCGGAAAAATTAACTTCCCACTTCCCACCTGGCATCATCGCGTCGAGGTTATAGTCGAGCGAATAGACAATCCACGGACCGGTAGCAGGCTTCAAACTACTCTCGACCTGGACCGTCTGGCCGAATCCGATCGCCGGGTTGAAGAGGGTCCGGACGAATATTCCCTTCGACGTATACGATGGATAATTGATCTTCCCATCCGCGTCCGACACGACCGGGATTAAGCCGCCGCGCGAGCCGCCGCGCGGCCAAATCGCCAAAACGCCGTTATCGATCGTCCAATTTATCCCCGCTTCCTTAGCCGCAGCCTGGGCTTGATTACGCGGGGAGCCCCAGAAATAGGAGATTGGTAAGACGCCGGTCACGCCGCTATTCTCGAAAGAGAGCCCCATCGTCGTCGCGAGGCTCGACATAATATCCGCGACCTTCGTCGACCCCGTCGTGCTAATCGGCTGCGCGACCATCACGGCTTCGATCAGGCCGGTATGAGCCTCAACATGAAAACCTACTTCCGGCTGCTCCTCGAAACCGCCCCATGCGTTCGTAATCGTCCCTTGGAAGACGACCGCCGGAGACGCGCCTGCATCGTAGGCCATTACAATGACCGTATTACGCCTAACCTCGGTCCAGACGAGCCCGAGCGTCGAGAGCTGGTTGATTATCGAGGGTGTTAAACCGAAGACCGTCATATCCAGCGTGCCCATCGAAGGGCCGCCAGCCTTAAGTATCTTCGCCGTAACGCGAAGTCCGGTTACGTTAACCGTATCCTCGCCGGTCTCCCCGAATGTTCCGGTCCCGAGGATAAAGCGAAGATCAATCAGGCGCTCGACAAAGGTCACGCGGCGAGGTCCGAGGCTTCGATATAAGCGAGGCTATAGCGCGAACCTAAACCCGTGAAGTTCGGATTGCCGCTACCCTCATTATCGATAAAAGCGAGATCGCCGATGAACCCGAGATAGACCGATCGGACGATCCGATTTAGGTTCTGGCATAATACACCGCCAATGATCAGTACGTTGTTTACGTAGAGATCGAGGTAGAGCCCTGTGAACTTCTGGTAGACGTTTATCTGACAAACCTGATTCCCAAGAGTTACGGTAATTCCCTGGGATGGTATCGCCTGGAGTGGTACAATCAACATCACTTAGTTTCCGACGATACTGGATAACGCCGACTGCTGTACCGGGGTCGCCCCGACGGCGACGACTATCCCACCATTCTGCTTATCGACCCCCGACGGCGTCTTCGTCTGGGTAAAAGTCGGCGCTACGGCGATCCGTATCTGAACGAGCCAGACCTCGACGACGATGAGCCCAACACCGTTACTGCTCGCGCGCCGGAAATCCGCGTGGGTGATATTGACCGGCGAGAAGATCAGCTCGGGCGTTACAACGTCGTAGAGATTAAGGTCGCGGACGATCGCGAGGATCGAGGAGAGGAAAGCCTGGCGCTTCGCGTCCGAGCCCCCGCCCGAGAACGAGACCTTCACATCATACGGGACCTCAACCTTATTATAAGATTGAAATGCCCCCGCTTCTTGGGGATAGGTCGAGACCTCGTAATCCTGGCGAAACGCAAAATCGATCACGTTATCGGCTAAGACGACCGGGAGGCCGTTAAAGAAGATACCCCACTGAGAATCGGTCGATGGCGGTAGAAGGTCCGGCGTATCGGCGACGGCCAGCGGCGGCGGAAGTATGACCGGAGAACCGAATGGCCGGAGCAGCGGCGGGACACCAGGTAGGTTCGGTACGTTCGGACCCACTTTAGTTCATCCCGTAATTGGCTTGCGTCACAAGACTATTTTGCCGGATCGCACCTTTTAAATCCCGCGCTACACCGGCCGCATCGGTCGCCTGGGTCGCGACGTTGAGTGTCCCGATATGGACTTCGCTCGAAGAACTCGACGTCGACCGGTTATCGTTCGCGACCGAGGACGCCGCGGCGGCAGCCTGGGCCGACGGGGAGCCGATCCCGGCGAACGCGGCGCCTTTCCAACCATGCCAAGGCGACCAACCTCCCTTAGCCGCCTTATCGAGCGCGTAATCGATTTGAGCCTGAGTCGTCGACGGGTCACGCGCGTCGAGCCCGGTCGACTTCGTGAATTCGTCGCCGAGGCCGGAGACGGCCATTCCTCCGGAGGCGACGCCCCCGTAGTGAAGCTGATATGGCCCGAAGCTGGAGCCTCGATCGCCGACGTATTTGCCCAGGCCTTCGCTTCGCGCGACCTGAACCGCAACGTCCGGATTGATACCGCGCTTTACCGCGGCTTGACGAATATAGGCTTCGGTATCGGCGGCCGAGGGAGCGGCGCCTGGTGTTACCGAAGGGGATTCCGGCGCGGCCGATGACCCGCCGCCGAATAAACCTTTAACGGCGTTCCAGCGATCTTTGGCCCACGTCAACGCTCCAGTGAAAGCCGATTTCATCGCCGCGAGAACTCTCGGTCCGGCATTCGTCAGGGCTTCGATAAAGCTCTCGATCTTGTCGTTTATATCCCCGAAGAGCGTCGTCCACGCTTTACGGATATCATCGGCCGAGCCCGAGAAAAGTGCCGCGATGAACGTAAAGAAATCTCCGAAGAGAGACTTACCGCCATCGATCCACGTCTTCCAGTCGTCGTATAGAAGTGCTCCGGCTGCGACGAGCGTACCGATCGCTGCGGCAACGGCGAGAATAGGTGCTAAAGGAGCGAGAAGCGCCACGGCGAACGCGATAGCAGCAGCCGCGAGCCCGATGAACGCCGCCTCGATTAGCGGCTTATGCTCACGCGCCCAGACCGCGAATGACGTTAGCGCGTTCAAGACGCGAACGAGGACCGGCGTAACCGCTGTCAGGAGCGTGCGCCCGAGCGACGTCGAGGATTGCTGAAGCTCTCCCCACGCTTTCTGGAGCGCCGCGCCGGCCGCCGCGTCTTCCTTCGTAATGACGCCGAGCCGTTTCTGATCGTCGAGCAACCCCTGAACCGCCGCGCGGCCCTGGATCAAGATATTAATCGTACTAGCGTCGAGCCCGAGCGCTTGCCCGTAAGCCGCCGCGCGCGCCGGATCGAGCTTCGAGAACGCGTCGGCAAGATCGAGAAGGATCGCGCCGCTATCTCTCATCCTTCCGTTATTATCGGCAATCTGAACGCCGAGCGCGCGAAAGTAGGGGAGGACGTTCGATTCGCCCGTAACCGAGAAGAGCTGAAACTGATTGATGAGACCGCCGATCGATCCCGTGATCCCGGCGACCGAGCCACCCGTCAAGACCGCAAGATTGCGCCATGACGATAGGGCCTCGGACGTCGTATCGAATACCTTGGCGAGCCGTCCGACCGCTGCGTCAGTTGTCGCCGTATCTTCGATAAAGTCCTTTAGCCCACGGCCGGCGGTGAAGGCCGCGAAGAGTGCAAGGACTTGAGTTCGAAGCTGGGAGATGAACTGCGCGGCGTTTTTGCCGGAACGCTCGATATCGGCACCCGTCTTCCGCGCGGCTTCGCCAGTCTTAATAAAATTCGCGGCGGCTTCCTTCCGACCCTTATCGAAATTCGATGGGTCCAAGCCAAGCGTGACGATAAGCGAGTCGATAACTGTCGGCATTTTACGTCGGCGACCTGTTGCGCTTCGCGATCACGTATTGATTGTGACTATCCACGCTGATGACCTCGATCATGTCGTAAACGTCCTCGACGCTATAGTGCTCGTCTAGGTCCCTAAGCGTCGCCTTACCGGCCGAGATAACGACGGCGAGCGCGCGGGGGACGTTTGTGTATTCGGCGAGACCGGAGATTGGTCTTGTCCCGCCGGCGGGGAATTTGACTTCGCGCCGGCGAGAGAAAAACCCGTGTGTAACTCGAATATCTTCATCCTCAGAAAGAAGCGCGTCTTAACCTCCTCGATATCGGTCTCGACCATCGGACCGAGGCCGCCGACGCCGCGCCTAATCGCCGGGTTCGCCGGGTCCGGGACGACCGAGAGACATGAGGAGAACATCTCGTCCATCAACTCATAGACCGACTTATCATCGATCCCGGAGAGTGCCTTAAACCCCAAACGCGCAATGCCCTGCATGCCGAGGGACGCGACATCCTCGGGAACGTCGACGCCCGACCGCATCAGGGCTAAAAAGGCTTTCGTCGCCCAGCGTTCGGCCTGGGACGCCGGCATTTCGGTTATGAAGAAGACTTTGTCGGCGTCGCGGCCTCCATCCTCTCCGATCTTTACTGGCTCTGTCTTTCGCCCCATAGGTTCCTCCCTTTGGGATTAAGCGTTACGCGAGCGCTGGAATAACCCTTTCCCACGTGATCGAAAACTTCTGGGGCTCCAAAAGCTTCTTCGCCTCCGGCAGCGGCTGGTAGTCCGTGAGAAACCCCTTCCGCAGAGTCCACTTCTTACCGAGCGTCGGTAAGAGGATGAGGCCCGAGGCCGTAAAGACGTCCTGGGCTACTTGTTGGGAAGCCCACCACGTGTCGAAGATATTGATCGAGTCCGAATCGGCCTGGAGCGTATAACCCTGAACGACTTCGACGTAGACGAATCCGCCCGAGAGGAAACCGTCGACACCCATCCGGACCTCAGCCGACTTAAGGGACTGGGTACTATAGACCTCGTCGGCTGCGAACTGCTGAAGTTGCTGGGGGACGTCGAAGAGCCCGGGGACCGAGATCAAGATCGTCGCGTTGGCTGCTGTAAGGGACATATCCGGCGCTCCTACTGCAACTCGACACTATCGAGGTTTATCTTCTGAACGCTCTGGCCATCCGCATAGAAGAACGTCAGCGGGGGCGAATCCCGCGCCTCCCTGGTTATCGGGTCCGCGTCCTGAAGGAGGAAGTAGTAGCCGACCTGCTGGATCGTCGAAGCGATATTCTTCCCGGCGTCGCCGTTCACCTCCGCGATTTGGGCCGCGGAGAGCGTCACACCCGCGCGAACTGCGCCAAAATTTAAGCCGGCATTAATCGGGTCCGCCGCTGCTGCTTCGATAAGGCCATCTCCATAAACGTTATACGGAATCGACGGTGCGTTCCCGAGCAGTGTCATGAACGCGAGCTGGAAGTTGTTGTTCAGCCAAATTTCATTGATGTAGCTATCCATCCACTGGAACGGCCCGGAAACTTGCCCAGGATAGTTCTGAACGAAGTTCTGGTTCGCCGTCGCATATGAGCCGTAGAAATTGTATCCGTTCGCGATAAGGTTAGCCGCAATCGATCCGTTCGTAACGGCCGGGGTCAAACCGGACTGAGTCCGAAAGGCCCAGGTAAACCGTCCGTTTCGGCGCGTGAAGTCGATCGAGGCGCCGACGCCGGCCGCGAACGCGGCGTGAAGAAGATCGGTCGGTTCCCACTGGAGATACGTACCGGAGATAGAAGATTGAGCAATGAGGTAGCCGAGCGAGCCTGTCGCGGGGACTGTATTCGTCGGGCTCGCGTCGGTATCCCACGCGATATAGGCGTAGCGATTATTTTGCGTCCCGTTCCACTGGGCGAAGAGGAGTTTTTGCGTATTCCCCGATCCGTTATCCGGATCGAACGTAGTCGTAAACATCGCCCAGTCTTGTGTGACCTCCGTCAAGAGCGTCATAAATACGGCCGGCGTCGCCGCCGCCGCGCCCTGGGAGACGACCGCGCCGGTCGCGGAGGTAAGAAGGATCGAAGCTGCGAGCGTACCCGTCGCGAAGGCCGCAGTCGAAGGGATGCCGGTAATACCGGAGGTGCAAACAAACGCGCCCGAGACGCTATCGAATGTAAAGACAGGGGCGGTCGCGGAGGCCGTCAATACCTCTCCGGAGACGACGGTCGAGGACTGTGATAGCGAGTACGTCCCGGCCGCGCCGGTCGAGCCCGTAAGCTGGGCCAAAATAATCGAATTAGCTGTAACGCTCGACCCGGTAACAGTCTGTCCGGGCGCGAAGACCCCGGTAATCGAACCGGCGACCGTCATTACGGTTCCAGCGATCGTACCGAGCGAGCACGTCGCCTCGGTCGGTTCGCTGCCCGTCAATGCCGAGTTGATGATCGTCGCGGCCGATGAAAAGCTCGTCGCGGCCGATAGGCTAACAGTCCCAGCGTTATGGGTGTAACCGTCCATCACGATCGAGAGTGTACCGCTAAGCGCCTGGAGCTGAAGGAGCGTAAGCCCGGTAATATTCCCGCCGCGCAGATACGCGGCGACCGCCGTCGTATTGTACTGGGCGAAGAGCATCGAGCCCGGCTTCTTCGGCGAGTTATCGAACCCGGCAAAATATTTCGACGCATAGTTGAATTCGTTCGACGAGAGCCCGAAGAACGAACCGACGTCGGGTGCGTCGACGAAGCCCGATACGGTCCCGATCGGGACGCGCGCAGAGGTCGTCAAAAACAGCCCGATGATATCGAGCTGATCGCCCCCCGCCGATAAAACGCTCGGGTTGACCTCAACGATCTGTGAAGCGGGTATCGTCTGTGCTACCACGTCTTAGCTCCTCTATCCTATCGGGCTTTCGCCGATGGTAAACTGGCCGATGGCGCTCGGCGACGGGCCGCCGATGGGGGATACGCCGATAATGAAGTTGCCGATCGCGCTCGCCGATCCCGGCGTCGGCGTATCGGCTAAGACGAGTTGAAGCGTAACCTTCGAGAAGAACTGGAGCGGAATATTCATAACCGTTTGGTCCGCCTGTATAGCCAACTCGACGATCCACCGCGTTTCGATTTGATCGTTCTCATTCCGAAACGGAATCTGCCGCGGTGTATCCGCGTAAAGCGGCGTTACAGGTAGATCGAATTCCGCGAAAGCGTCTACGGCGTACCCATCGCGAAACAGCGTCGATATGATCTGGACGTTATCGGCCGACGCAGGGCCGTGAACGTCGAGTTGGAAGCGAAGCTCGGTCTCCTGCATCACGTTGAGGACTCCAGCAGCGAGTAAGAGAGGGCCGATAGCCTGGGAAACGCTTACGCCGTATAGACCGCCCCCTTCATCGGACGCGATAAACGTATTCGGCGCGATCCCGATCCCGAAAACTTGGGTCCCAACCTTGATAACGCCAAAGTTAACTTCCGATACCGTCATCGTTTGGCCGGCGATCGAGCCGGTGAAGAGGACGTCGATATAATTATCCTTATTCGTCGCGAGACGCGGCCGGCGAATGCACGTAAATACGACGAAGTCAGCCCCGGTCGGTTCAGGCACGAGGTTATCCTGGCCCTCGAATATCTCAACGCCAAGCGGGAGGACCCCGGCGAGGAACGACCTTAAGATCGTCTGGACGTCGGACTGGGATGGCGAGACCGAGAACGGCACGGACCTACCGGTAGTAGAGAACGTCCAGGGTCGCGGAACCGGTCACCGGTATAAACTGGAGCGCGGAGATCGTCCCGTAGTAGACGAACGGGAGGCCATTCGTCGTAACCGGGAGCGTTACGCCGACCGTAGCCGAAGGAGCAACACCATCGTCGCGAAACCGTACCGCGTTGCCGCTAACCGTGATATAGGCTGCGCGCGCTCCGGCCGCGGGGACCGTAAGACTCTGGACCGTCGAGAATGACGCGATCTGCTGATAGCCCGTCGGGACGAGCGCGTACGGGATATCCGCGCGCGCCGGGAGCGCAACGAGGAGGAACGCGAGGAGGACGAGCCTTTTCATAGTATCCCCTCTAAGGGTTCTGGAGCGTGACGGCCGCCTTAGCCCAGTCCGGCCACTGCTCCAGCATGAGCGCGATGAGCCAGGTCCCGGCGTTAGGAGGCGTCGTGATCTCAAAGAGGTCGCCGCCCTTCAAGAGCGATCGAACGACGCCGTCGGCGCGATCGTAGATGTAGAGCGCGCGCCGCGTGCCATTCAGGTTTAGCCCCTCGACCTGGACGAGGTCTTTATAGGTAAGGGGTTGGACCTGGAGCCTGACGCTGACCGGCGCGGCGTAGCTCGGCGTCCGCTTCCCAGGGGCGCCGGTCACGTACCCCGAGCTGGCGAGGTACGTCCCGAGGATATGGGGGTTGACTGAGCCTATCGCGCCGGAAACAAGACTGTGGAGGTTCAACCCCTGATCTCATAGACGTAAGTGGACGTATCGAGCGCGGTCCCGGCGACCGTAAAGCCCGTGCCGGCCGTGATCGTCTGGATCGCAGGGATCGCCCCGACCGTGCCGCCAACTGTCTTGAGCGTGATCAAGACGTTTGAGTTCGCCGTAATCCGCGCGTCGGCGACCGTCACAGGCGTCGCCCCGTTGGCGACGAAAGACCCCGACTTCGGGAAGTAGGCCTGGCCAATCGCCTGCATCGAAAGCGCGCTCGCGCCGGTAACGGTGACGAGATACTCGATCCACGAGTTCGCCGGGACGACGGTCGCGCCCGTAACCGTAACGCCGGTACCAGCCGCGAGAGTCGCGGCGAAGACCCCGTTGTTGACGTAGCGATAGACCCACGAATAACCGAGCGCCGGTTTGACGGGCGCGAGCGCGGCGACGATGTTCGCCGCGGTATCGGTCGTATCCGTGAAGACCGCGGTCTGTGTACCACCGCGGAGCGTCAGCCCTCCGACGATTCCGGCTGCGGAGATCGTCGCGGCACCCACCGTATTGAGCGCGACGGCGGCGACGGCGTTAAGATTAAGAAAATTGTTGAGGTTTACGTCGCCGAGCTGCGAACTCCACAGGACTGGGAGCTTCATTTATTTTCTCCTATCTGACGCGGTGATCCGCGCTGTTAATCATGTGGGACGAATCGATCAGCGGCTTATCGAAACCCTTCGCCTTGATCGTGGATTCTGCAAGCGGCGGATCACGGAGGTCCGCTATCGACTGTTTGAGCTGCCCGACGATCCCTTCACCGACGAGATCGAGTGCCTTCGCAGCGTCGTAATTATTCGCAACAAGGTTCAGAGCGATTGCCTTCGGCCAACTCGGACTATTCTCCGCGATCATGTTGCGGAAGTACGGCCGGGGCGGCTGGCCGTGCGAAGGAACTCCGAATTCGTTGAAAGCCGCTACCTCCGGGACGCTCGTCCCATCCGGGTACGTCGCGCCTTCGAGGAAACCGACGTCGACGGCGGCAGCACGGTGAACCTTCTTCGAGATTTCAGCGAGCGCGGCGTCGAGTCGGTTGCCGCCTTTGAGCTGTGCCAACGGAAGCCTCCTTCAGCGGCGCCTCGGGCGCGGGTTTCTCTAATGCCCTCTCGACGTGAGCCTTCGCCTCATCGGAGGTCGCGTATTCCCCGACCGGGACGCGTTTGCCGCCGAGCATTAACGCCGCGATCCACGGCGCCTTAGCGCCGAGGCGGCGTGCGATACCGTAGCGTGGCCTCCAAACCGGATTCTTCTCTTGGCGGAAGACGTCCTGATAGACCTCGCCCACGATGAAATCGCCATCCATCGCGAGATAGGCGCCCTCGCCCTTGTGGACCGCGAGCAGCTCGTCGGAAAAGCGGTTCTTCCACGTGATAGCCATAGAGCTTACCTCTTATAGTGTCTGCGGTTGCGGTTGACCTTCTTGCAGCAGCCCCTTTTGGAGATGGCGGATAGGCCCGCGTGGTATTCGGCAGCGCGGAGGATATCCCTAGCGACGATCTCCGGCGCGAGCGGGCCGCCCCCGATCAGCGGCGTTACCGCCACGGTCGGGCAGCGCGTTACCCCGCGCTTAAGGATATGCTCGGCGATCTGCTCCTCGTCGGTCATCGCCGACGGAAGAACGGCGAGAGCGAGCCGTCGAGGATCGGGCGCCGCGGCGGCGGAAAGTAGGTCGCGGTCCGGTAGCGGAGCGTCGACGCGTAGTACTCCGCGCCATAGGGGCTCTGATTCCACCACGCCTCGGTCGGTGTCGCCGGGACCGAATATTCGAGCGTGGCGTTGACCGACCCTTCGGTCGCCGCCGAGACTCGGCCGACCGCGCCGCGCGGCTTCCCGTCTGGTCCGGGAGCAAACAGGAACGCCATGTGGGAGACGGCAAGGTTAAGGAGGATCGTCCGTTCGAACGTATCCTGAATTACGCTCGACGGCGTGTTATCGACCATCCCACCAATCGTCACCCGGTTGAAGAATGACTGGGCCTGGAGCGCGGAGACGGAGGCAAACTCGGGGTACTGGGAGACCCAGGCCGCGTAATCGAAGACGACAACCCCCCCACAAGGCTGGGTCATTCGACTGCGGCGATCTCCGCCGCGCCGTCAACCTCGATTTCGGTAAACTTGATCGGGCTATCGTCGGCAGTCTTCAGCTCGAACTTCTTGTTCATCACGGGGAGTTTGTTCGGGTTCAGCCGTTCGAGCCCGGTCGTGACCCCGACGCGCTCGCGCGCGGCATCCCGGAGCTTCCCGACGGCCGAGTAAGCGATGATCATCCCTTCCCGGACGGCCGGGAGGTATTTCCCGGTCTGGTCCATCCACTTATCCCAGAGGTCCTTTGGAACGCCGTGAGTAACCGCGAACCCGCCGACGATGAGGCACCGCGGCCCCTCGTTCTGGGGATGGGCCGGACCGTTTAGGACGAACGGCTCCCCGACGGGAAACGCCTGCCGGACCGTGCGGTGGCCGCCGAGCGTAACCTCCTCCATCTCCCGGAACTCATGGAGCTGGAGCGTGAAGCCCTGGGGAATCTTGCACCCAACCGCGACGGTATCCGTCCCGGTACGGGGCTTGGTCTGCGGAACTGCCGACATAGAGTACTCCTTTTTAGATGCCGATCATCGTTGCCATGGCGAAGAGCTGGCGGCCGATAAAGCCATACGAGCCCGAGGTCATCTTCTGTTTGAAGGACGACATATCGGGGACGACGCGGTGGGTCCGGAGCTTCTCTGTATAGGCGAGCCACCCGGTTTCCTGGTTGTCGACCTCCGGCGCAATCAGCTGGCACATCTCGCCGGCAGCGACGCCCTGGGGGTTCTGAGCCGTGATCGCGCCGTACTGGATCGCGTTGACGATCTCTAGGTTCGGGTAGTTGTCCTTAAGGAGGAGCTTCACGTTGACATTGAACGAGTTCGTCGCGGTGAGCGCGCCCTCGCGGGACGGCGAGAGGGCGAGCTTAAACTTGCTCTTCGTATCGATGTTGCCGACCGACTGCGAAATGAGCGTGTTCACCAGGGTCTGGATGTCCTGGAAAATCTCGTTCGCCGTCGCGTTCGGCGCATTGCCGACGAGCCAGGTGAGGCCGCCGTTCGATTTCGGCGCCGGCGCAATCGCCGGATTGAGGTTCGGATCGGTCTGGATGCCGTAGAGCTGGAGTCCAAGGAGGCCTTTGAAGGCGAGCAGGTTCTCGAACTTCCCGAGGACGTCCGCCGCAGCTCCCTGTATCTCGGTCGCCCAGGAGATCTTCGCGAGGCCGGCGCGGTCCAGCTCCAGCTCACCCCACTGGCATACGGTCTGGAAGAGATACGGCTGGCGCGTCTCGAAGTTCGCGTTCGCCGTCGTCGTGCCAGTATTCTGGAAGTCGCCGTACGAGGAGACGGCGCCCCCGCGCTCAACGACCGGGAAGATCGCCGACTCAGTAGTCCAGTTGCCCTTCTTGACCTCGTCGAAGATCAGCTTGGCGTTGTTGTTCGCCTGGCGGATGCGGAGGATCGCCGGGTCGATAATCGTCGTGAGGAATGCCGGGATACCCGAGCTTGGCGTCGTCACCAATTGGGGCTGGGCGTCCATCGCGAGGTCGAAGTTCTCGGCCCACTCGGGCTCGAGGAACGCCTTGACCCCGGGGAAGTGGTAGCCGTCCCGCTCGAAGGAGCGGAGGAGGCGTTGTGCGTCGTATTCCATTTTCATTTGCTCCTTAAGGGGAAGGTTAGGCTCAGCCGAGCGGGGTCGAGCTAATAGCGACCAGCTCGCCCGGGGCCGCGTTGTTCCCGGCCGGGGCAACGACCCACTTCGTCTCGACGCCGGCGAGGATCGAGCCCGAGGTATCGCCCGCGCCGGTCGCGTTACTGATGACGTACGTCCCGGTCTTGCCGATGCCGGTCGTCCCGCCCGTGCCGAACGGGAGGATAAACGGCGCGCCGGTCGAGGAGGTCGTCGAAACCGTCTCGCTAGGCGCGAGCGTACCGGACGTGAGCGTCGTGACCGTGAGCAGGCCGCCCGAGCCGGTCGCGGTCGCGGTCGACGCGAGGGTCTGGGCGATCGAGAGCGGGTAGGTACCGGCACCCCCGGTACCCGTGCCGCCGGCAAGGATCGTCGTCCCCGCGGTAAAGGCGTTCGAGCCACCCGAGAGGGTCTGGCCCGGGTAGAGGACGCCCGAAGTCATGCTGGTCACCGTCAGCCAGCCGCCCGAGCCGGTGATGGCCGTGCCGGTCGGTACGGACTGGGAGATCGAGACGGTGTAGGTCCCGGTCGAACCGGCCGTACCGGTAAGCTGAGAGACGATCGTCGTATTCGGATCGATCCCGGTCCCGGAGAGCGTCTGGCCCGGGTAGAGGCCACCGGTCGTGATCGTCGCGACGGTAAGGACCGTACCCGCAATACCGCCGACGAAGGTATTCGCCGCAGCCGAACTGACGTTGAGCGTGTTCGCCGCGATCGTAAGTACGGAGATCGAGGCGGCGGTCGGGGGCGAGCCCGAGGCGGCGAAGGACGCGAGTCCGGTCGTAAAGTTCGCGTAGACTTTCTGGCCGGCGAGCGCAGTCGTCGAGCCGTTGTTCCGGACGTAGTAGTCCCCGGCGGAGAAGCACGACACGAACGAGCCCGCGAGGATCGTCATCGAGGCGTCCGGGTAGCCGGGGCCGGGCGTAACGATGTCGGCGCGGAGGCCCTCGCGCTGAACGAACCCGGTGACCGGACCCGACCCGAAGCTGTTCAGCAGGGTAAAGGTCGGGTCGGCCCACGCGAAGGCGCCGACGGTAAGGCCGGCCGCGCCCGCGAGGAAGGCGCCGACGCCGGCGACGACGGAATAGGCGTTTTCGTTCGCGGACGCGCGGTCGCCTTCGACCGCAATCGCCGGTTGAACATTCACAAGCTTTGGAAAGCCCATATGAGTATCTCCTTCGGAGTTTTAGGGCGGGATCACGCGCCGAGGTTGCGGACGCGGCTCGGCGTAATGCCGAAGTCTTTCTCGAACTGCTGGCGCTCGGTAACGAGAGCCGCGTCGTTCGCGTGGCGCGGGAAGAGCGTCTTCGCCGCCTCCTTGGCCTTGACGAGGATCGCCACCATCGCCGGGAAGGCACTCGAGTCGACGCCATCGATCGCGATGTCATTGGCCTTGAGCGCGGCGGCGTAGATCGCGGAGGCGGAATCCATCGCGACGCCGACTTCGCCGATGAGCGGGAAGACTGCCTTCTCGGCCGCCCGGATGTCGGCGAGGGTCTTCAGCGTTTCGTCGCGCGTCTCCTTCCGGACTTTCGCGATTGCGGCGTCCATCGCCTTCTCGGTAACACCGGCAGGCTCGCCGGGCTTCGGCGATTCCTTATCCTTCGCTGCTTTATCCAAAGCTTCTTTCTCCTTGCGCGCTTTCTCCGCGGGGGATTCGTCTTCGACGGCGTCTTCGGGCATCATGTCCATGACCTCCTTACAGGAAGCCTCGTCCATACCCTTCGCCTTAAGGTACTCCATAACCTTCGCCTTCGCGCCGGCCGGAGCCACCGCGGCGCTCGGGTCTGTGACGGTCCCGGGCTGAGCCTCGTCCATCTCGGCGGGCTCGGCCTCGGTCTGCTCGCCCACGAGGTCGAGGATACGCATCATCACGTCGTCCGGGCCGACGCCGCCGGAAGCCTTCGCCTCCGGGGTCATCATCGGCTCGGCGGCGTCGCGCGCGAGTTTGACGATAGCGGCGCGCTTCTCCTTCAAGTTCTTCCGCGTCACGTCCTTCAGACCCGGCGCGAGGGCCTTCGCGAACTTCGGCATCGCGTCCGCCGCCAACTTCGGGAGCACGTAAGCGCACAGCGCTCCCTGGGTCCGCGCGGCCGTCCGCGAGAGGACTGCTACTTTCATATCTTGCTCCTGTTTGATGGCTTCGTCGCCGACGAGGACGTCAGGCCCGGCGCGGCCCTTCTCTACCAATGCAACGTGGTTGCCCACTATGTCGCGCATGACGCCGTCGTACGGCGTCCCTTCGTAGTAGCCCGGGGACATGTCCGGGCGGTAGTGATACGAACAGGACAACTCACGCTTCGATTCGTCCTCGACGCCGTCAATCGCGTACTGGGGCCAAATAGATATGGCGTTGTCAAGGTACGGGTGGTTGTAGACGGCGCTCGTCCCGGCCGAGCCTACGACGTCGTTCAGCTTCGGGTCGTCGGCGGACGTCGAGACGTGGGTCTTCATCAACGGGACGCCGTTAAAGGTCGGCGCAGCTTTCTCCAGCTCCTTCGGGTCGCGGAGGAGCTGGTAAACGCGCTCGGGATCGAGCCCGAGCTTCTGCCATCCCGGTATCTCGTGACCGATATAGGGACAAACCCCAGCCTTGGAGATATGGGTCGATTCGAGGTGGAGCCGCCCGTCCTTGTCGTAGACCCGCGCCGACGACTTATCGTAGGCAAGGTCGACGGGAAGAGGACCAAGCGCAAGCGCCCGAGCGCGCTCGGCCATATCGCGGGAAACAAAGGGTCCGATCGCACGATCGGCGGCGAGGCGGACGTGCCAGCCGTCTTCGGCGTGCTCCGGCTCGTCGGCCTCCTCGGAGAAGAATTTCACGAGGCCCGAGACGAGGCCGTCCCAGTCCTCGGGTTTCATATCCTTCGCGGCCTTCCCCGCCTCCCGGTAGGCGATTGCGGCGGCCTGAGAGCGCTTATGCCCGGCCTTGATCAGCTCGCCGATATTCGCGCTGATAACTTCCTGGGAATGGCCGGACCTAATGGGCATCAGAGCGGCTTCACGACGGAGACGGGCGGCGCGACGTAGCGGCCGTACTGATCCTGCGCGACCTGGAACGACACGACGAGGCCGTCGGCCTTCGCCTCGTTCATGATCGCTGCCAGATCAAGAAGGAGCGGCCCCAAACGCCTACGGTAGGACTCGGCGCGCGAGGCGTCGGTCCTCAAATCCTCGGGATCGAGTTCGGTCAGAGCCATCAGCAATGGTGCTCGCAAGGCATCCGGTAGAACAATTGGGCCGAACGGCTTGCGATCCGGAGGAGTTCGGGCGAGCGCATCCCCAGCTCGTGCCATCCGTAGACGTAGTCCGCGGACGCGCCCCTCAGCATCATCGGCACGGTTAGCGGATCGAGACCCACCGATCGCGGGACGAGGCGGAAGAGCGAGCCGTCCGGGAACGCGAGGCCAAGGCTCACGGAGCCGGGGGTGCTACCGCCGCAAGCGCGGCCTGGGCCTCGGTAACGACGGCCGCGGTCGACGCTTCGACGTCGGTCGAGAGCTTCGCAAGCGCGGCGAGCTGATCAGGCGTCGCACCGGCCGCGGTAGCCGCCGCGACCGCCGCTGCGATTTGGGCCGGGATACCCTGGACCGCCGCGACGAGCGGTCCGACCGCCGCCGCAAGGTTCGTTACCGAAGCGGCAAGCGCCACGTCGTCGGCCGAAAGTTTTGCGATCGCGTCGTCGATTTGGGTCATAATTCTCTCCTCGGTTTGAAAGATAAGTTGCGCTAGAATTAAACTATCGCGGTTCGCGAATGCGCCCCATAGCAGTTTGCTATCCTCGCGCGTGATCAAGCGATGCTCCTCGCGATCCTGACCGGGAGCGGTGGAAGCTCGAACTTCCAGCCCAGGCAGTCGTACTTGCCGCAATTGCAGGGGACGGCGTCATATTCAAGCTTGCCCATCTTGAAGCCAGTCGCGGTCTTGAACTTGAACGATAGGCCGCTCTTCGTCAGGAATTGCTCGACGAACTCGTCGCGGGTCATGCCGCGGTAAGTTCCATCGATGGAGTCGCCGTAAGCCTATATCCGAAACCCCACCGTACATCGATGGTATACCCCTTCGAACGGATTCGGCTAATATATACTCGCAGCGTATGCTCCGGACTATCCACGTTGCGGTTATCCCAAATCGCACAAAGTTCGCTCGTCGTATGAAACTTCGGCGAGGACGCGAGTACCGCGACGATTTTCGCTTCCATCTGGGTCAGGTGCATGTGCATGGCTCTAGAATCCCGGTATAACGGAGCGTGAAACGCAGCGGCAGTTGATCAACTCGCCGGGGAAGATATACTCGCCCTCGTCTGGATCGTACCAACCCTTCTTAACGTCGTAGCGGACCTTGTTACGCCCCGCCTTAAGGTGACTCGGCCGCGGGTGCTTTCCGCCGCCTGAATGAACCCATACCGCTTCGATTACACCTAACTCAGTTTGTCGCACGCGCGTCAGCGTAGCCGTCGCCTTGTTGTTCTGGTCCCGCGCGATAAGCGCCGCGCGCCGCTTCGCGACGCCGAGCTGCTCCCGAAGATCGTCGGAGAGCTGCTTAAGGTCCCGGCCCGTCGTGACCGAGCGGAGGACCATCCCCTCGACCTGGGTCAGGTACGCGGCCGGGATCGAGCGGATCAACCCGACCTGCTCGCCGATCGTCGCCGAAAGAACATCGTTCATCGTCCGCGTCATCTTAAAGCGGACCGAGAAGCCGGCCTTCTTCAGGATCGCGCGGAGCGTGCGGTCGGAGCGGTCGACGACGTCCTTCGCGAAGTGATCGGCCAGATCGAGCGCCGCGTCGTCGAAACGGGACTGCCACCGGTCGGCGAGTTCCTTCATCGCCTTACGCAGGCCGGCGGCCGGGCTCTCGTCCGCGGCCATCTCCGGAGGGTTCGCGTTCCACTGGGCCGTTACCCAGTAACAGAACGAGCGGTGCATTTCCTCGACCAACGCCACGAGCCGACGCCGGAACTCGGCTTCAAGGCCGAGGTTCGGGCGGACAGGCGCGAGGAGCTTGTTGCGGGTCATCCTAGCTTTACTTCCTTATCCGCCTTCCGATTTAGACTTACTACGCTTATTGGCTTCGGAAATTGCCCTTGATAAACCAAGATTAGGTCCAGGCCCTTCTCCGATACTAGCAACTCGCGTTGCCACAGTCGGACCATTTTTATAGACCTCATAGAACCCTTTAGGATGTTTCATGACGTAATGAGTCTTATCTGGTGACTCGTGTAAGATTCTATGCTCTTGAGATTTATTATTTCTACCAGCTTTATGCGACGTCGAACCTCCTCCGCTTGTGAACTGCCCATTACTAGGATCGTGCTTCGTCTCGGCGTCCATCGCAAGGCGGCGTTGGCGCTGTTCGTCGGAAAGAAAACCTGCCATCGCGGTCTGGGTCGAGGTATATTCAGTCATTCCCTAGCTCCTCGCTCGGCGCGCTCCAGCGCGCGGCCCGAAGCGGGGCGCTTCAGACTGGCGCGAGCCCTATCAGTTCGCGGGTCATCGCCGGACGGATCGATATTCCGCGATTCTTCACGCGGGTCTCGGCCACGGTCTTCCCGAGGATCACGCGCCCCCAATTGCCCGACGATCGTCGAGAGGTCCGGCGACCCTTCCCCAGTCTCATCATCAGGCTGCTCCGGAACCTTGTCAATGTCGATCGACGAGTAGCGGCTGTCCTCCTCGGACGCAATCGTCTTGCGGACCTCCATCGCGTCGATCGAACCCATCTCACTATAGACCGCGTCGGTATCGGCGTCGATCTTCCGTATCTCCGCCTTCTCCTTCTCGGTCATCGCCCAGAGCGGCTGCCAGACGAAGCCGAGATCGGGGTCAATCTTGCCCCAGAGGTTCATCTGGAGAATCTCGATAACCCGTTGGAGGTTCGGCGAGCCGACGCGCTCCTGGGTCGAAGCTATCGAGTCGTAATAGACGCGGACCTCGCCGTCAGATGACGCGTTAAGGCCCGACGGCGTGATTCCGAAGAGTTTGACCAGCGGTACCCCGGCCGGGAACGCCATTTGCTCCTCGGCTTGCGCCTGTAGCTCGGAGAGCCCGGAGAGTGGCGCCGCGACGATCTTAAAGTCCTCCTTGTTTTTATCCGCGACGAGAAGGCCCTGGTTATCCCTCATCGTGTTATAGACGGCGGCACGCTCGGCGAGGAGGGCGGCGCCACCCTTGTTCGTCGTCAGATCCATATCCGTCTGAAGGACCGGCGTTGAGAAGTTACTCGTAATGTCCGAGATCGCTTGGCGCGTCCGAAGCCAATTCTCGACGTACGGCTTCATCAACTGGGTAAGCGAGAGGCCACCGAACTGGTAGGCCGGCTTGAGGAGGTCTGGTACCGGACGTGAGCAGAACGAGAGGAGCCGAGAGGAGTGAACCTTCTGACCGTTCACGTACCAGTTGATCGGCCGGTAGAAGTCCGGCGAGAGCGGGTTGCGTGCGTCGTACTCGACGGGATACGTCCAAATCGGCTCGACCGTACGGAAGCCCTTCAGGCTCCCCTTAGCGATCTTGACGTCGCTGAGGAGCGGCGTCGCAAGCTCCGGCCCCTCGTACTTACCGAGGTCAATAAAAAGGTGGCCGATCCCGTACTGGTTATCCATCTCGAACGCGCGACGGAAGAGGTCTTGGATCGAGAAACGCTTCGTCTCCGCGTCGAGCGCCTTGATCTCCTCCGTCTTATCTGCGTTCGAGACCGAGACGAGCTTGACCCATTTCCGGGTCATATCGTCGGCGAGGATCGTCGCCGGCCGACGGAACTCGGTTATTTGCCCCAGCTCCGAGAGCAGCGCGTAGCCCATGAAGCTAAAGCCGTCCCACGCGCCCTGGACCTCGCCGAACCGCGTTATATCGGCCGGCGACCAATCCATCGCGAGGAGCGTTCTCTCGTCGACCTCGGACGGGACGACGCCCGGGAACGGGCGCGGACGCTTGTGTTCGTGAACGCCGTTCCAGCCGATCGGGGCGAAGACCTCGCGGTCGACCGGAACAGCGCCGACTAGCTCGGCGATATTCGCGCGGCGCCCGGGAGCTGTCGTCGCGACGACCTTCGTCGTCGGCACCGGCTTACGGCGGAAGAGACGCGCGAAGGGCCAACTCATCGCCGACGAGCCGTCAGGCGGGCCAGTTCGGTCGAAAACTCCTTCGTTACCTTCATACCCTTCTTTACCTTCGCGAACCGGATCATCACCGCGTCGTAGAGGTTCGGAGAGCGGGCTCCGTTGGGTTTCTTATCGATGAGGTATTTCCCGGCCCCATTCTTCGAGTAGGTAGGCTGGGATAGCTCAACCGTAAGTTGCGATAGGACCGGGATCGAGGAGGAGATCGAGATAAGCTCATCCTGATCCCAATCCTTAAAAGTCGGATCGGTAACGGCCCGAAACGTGGTCTGGAAGCGCGTCCGTAACGCCCACGCGGACTGAGCCTTCGCGTTCGCGAACGCATCCTCGTTCGGTACGCCCTCGATATCCTCGGCGAGCGGATCGACGATCTCCCCCGAGCCGCGAAACGCCGTGACCTCGATCTCACGGCCCTTGCGCCTCTCGTTAATTACCCGCGCGTCGCCGCGGACACCCGCACCGAGGCCATCGCCGTCGTAGCGGAATTCCTTGTAGCCGCGCACGTCGCAGATGAAGAATGCGCGCTGAACCGTCGAGAAGATATCGTCGCCCTTACCGCTCCAGTCCTCGACGTGCTCGACGACGACGCCGGTCGCGCCACAAAACGCGTTAAGGTCGATACCCTCGTCAGCGACGTCGAGCGCGCCAAGCTTAACGCCGGTAGGCCTGAAGCCGAGTTTTAAATGAGCATCGATCGCGGCCTGGACCCACGGACTCGGGATCAGAACGCCCTCGACCGAGGCCGAGTAGTCGATATCGATCTCCTGGGCGACGACGACCGGATTCTTGATCCGCGCCTTCGCGGCCTCGTACCAAGCGTCGTCCTTCCGCGGATCATCACGCCAATGGAACGTGAAAACGTCCTCGGGCGGATAGGAGAACCGCTTCTCCGCGAACGGGTTCGCTCGGCCGTTAACCGAGCTGATGTCAATGCGGCAGTTCGTCGTCATCGAGAGTGAGAAATCGACGAGAAGCGGGTGCTCAAGATGGGCCGACTCGTCGACGATATAGAAGGATCGCCGATCGCCACGGCCGATATTATCGCCAACCTCGCCGCCGATCATCGAACCTGTCTCGGGAAATCTCATCTGCATATACGGTGCGTCGCGGGCCTCTTCCCATCCCCCACGGAACTCGGGCGGTAGGTTCCTCGCGAAAATACGCCCCTTGACGAAGATCGACTTCGGCTCGCCGATCTTATCGACGTAATCCGCGAGACGTGAACCGAACCCGATCGAGAGCCCGTCGTTAAAGATCGAGACCGTCACGGCGAACGCGATCGTTAGCCACGATTCACCGACCTCGCGGGATTTATCAGAGATACCCGAACGCGCATTACGCCAATGATCATGAAGCCACTCTAAGAATTCGCGCTGGCGCTTAAAGAGGACGAACGGTACAAGCGCCGGAAGATTCCTCTGGGTCGGGTTGCGCGGATCGAAGGTCATCCCCCAGTCGTTAACGAACTCGACGGGGTTCGCGCGGTAGTAGGCCCGAAGAGCTGGGAGTACGGAGGGTGGTCTTCCCTCCCTCCGCTCCTCCTCGACCGCCGCGCGGATGCGCGCGAGCGCTTCGATCCGAGCCTTTAGGATTGGCGTATAGTCCGGGTTCTTAAAGTCGAACTCGCCGTAGTCCACACTAGCGGCCGGCGACGAGCTTTAAATAATGCTTTGTTAGTTCCTCCGGCGTATTCGCCGGCATCGGGAGGACGTTCGAGGTCGAGCCTTCGGGCGGCGCTGGTGCGCCGAAGAAGCCATCGTCGGCCATGTTCCGCATCGCGATAGCCAGCATCCGGGGATGGCAATACGGCGCGGCCTTAACCGCGCACGATTGAAGCTTATCGCGCGCCTGAATAAGATTGTCGATCGCCGCCTCGCGCTCTCTCATCGCAGCATCCCATTTCTTCTGGTACTTCTTCTGGGCCGCCTCGTCGAGATATTGCTTATCGTCCTCGGAGTAGGCGAGAGAATTTTCCCAAGTCCGGATAGCCTCTTTGTCGAACCACGCGGCGCGGCGCGCCCAAAACAACATGTTGTCCAGCAGGAAGTCCCGCGGCGTACGCCCGCTCGCCTCTAACGCGCGGAGGCGCGAGCGGTCGCGCAGGGTCGGCGGCGGGATATCTAGCTGCTGGAAGCCTACTTGACGTTCCATCGGACTCATAAGCTTTTAGGGATGAGGCGCCCCGCGTCCCCCCAAAGTCGTCACCCTTTCTAGGGGACCTCTGAGGTGGTAGGCCGGGAAAAAGTTCGAGGAGCTACCGGCCGTACTTTCGGTAGGGGAGTCCTACCATACTCATACAAGATGAAGTCTTTATACGCTAAAAACGCACGAAACGTAAAGAACTATTTTACGAGTTCGACCGTATGAGCCGGAAGTGGTACCTCTAGATCACGATTAAATAGTTGAAGTAAAAGGAATATCCGTCCTCGCTCGCGCCCCAAGAATTTGCCGATACGGTCGCTATAGGCGCCCGAAGTCACGCGTAGATCAGCGCCGGGCAGGAGGCTAAGCAACCATGCGTCGCCACTCGGGGTCTCAAATTCACCGCTCTCGATCCGCGAGCGAAGCTCCGCTACGAGTGAGCCTGATAGGGATGATGGCTTCTCGCGCCCGACCGGAAGGAGCCCGAGGACGCCGCGCGTCGACCGAACGTCGCGCCACCGGTCGCTCGACTCGACGAAGATATAACCCGGAAAGAGCGGAGCGTCCCGACATCGTCGCGCGCCACGGACGACCCGGCAAAGCTCATAGGTCGGACTGTACGCAACGAAGCCGTCCTCCACCAACTTTTCGTACGCAACGCGCTCAGCCCAGGGGTGAGTTACGGCGACAAACCAGGGATTTTCGCTCATACCCCCTCTACCCTGTATCGTACGATAGGGGGTAGGCTGGATTTCGCTATCTTTTCAATACCCCGACCCCCTCTACCCCCTCTACCCCCTATAATATAAAGGTTAGTATTAAAACGCGTATTGCGCCGCGCCGTGGCGCCTATACGGAGTAGGGGGTCGGGGGGGTTTAGGGGGGTATGTTCCATTTTTGTTCCTATCTTAGAAGGGGATTTCATCGTTATCGGTAAGTATTCCCTTACCGTCTCCGTCATAGAAGCGTGGGTTAGGTTTCCCTATTTCCCACCGGTAGAGGTCTAAAACGCCCGATCCGTCGCGCTCGATCACTATACGCGAGTTGCGTTCGACCGCGTCTCCCCGGGCATAGCAATTTTTGATTTTTCCGTCGAAGGTTAGCTTCGTTCGCTCCCAGCCTAGAGCCCTCATCGCTTCGCCAAGCCGAACGAAGTGATCCTGTAATCTCATCCCTTCGGGAATATTAACGACCGCCCAGATGTCGGCGGCCAATATCCTACCGGTTACTTCACCCGAGGCGTTCGCGACGCGCTCTAGCGCTTTCTCGACGAGCGAAACCCAGGGCTCATCGACGAAACGCTTCGATTGCTCTTCCGCCGCGGCGGTCCAGAGGCTCTGATCTAACCGGATCGAGACCCCCGCGACTTCGAGAGCTGCGGCTTCGGCCCAGAGTTGGTCGCGATCGGCGAGGAGCTTCGCGAGGTCGATTGTCCCGATACGGATCGGCCAGAAGCGGCGATTCCCGGTCGTATCCCTAAGGTAGACATCGGCGTTCGTCGTTCCGACGAAGACGACCGAGCGGCCGGGCTCGGATACGAACTTCCCCCACGCGAGGCGCGCGCGGTCGGTCTGCTTCGAAAGGAACTGCTTTAAGGCTTCGACGGCGGCGCCTTTCATTCCCTTCAACTCGCCGACTTCGATGATCCATTTACCGGCGAGGGCCTCGATAACCTTATCCTCGTCCATCCCAAGGTGAAAAGAATCGGAGAACCATTCGTCTCGGACCGCGAGGACCCGGAGCGCGGACGACTTATCGAGCCCCTGCTCCGGGCTCTCTAGGATTACCATCTCGTCGAACTTGGCCCCCGGCGCCCGCGCCCGCCGCGCCGCCGCTACGAGAAGGAGCCGCCCGACGGCGGAAGAATAGGGGGTCGCGGCGACGCCGAGGTAGGTCGAGAGCCAGGAATCGACGCGCTTTACGCCATCCCATTTAAGTTCATTCAGGTAATCGCGGACGGGATGATACGAATTCGAGAACGCGGCGTCGCGGACGACGGCGTAGAAATATTCGGTCCCTGGGCGGAACCGCCAGCGTGCCTCGATCGAGAGCCAGAGCCGGGTCATTTCCATATCGTCGAGAAGCCTTAAGGGTTTATCCTCCGGCCCTTCGATCAAATACCTCATGGAGAAAGTATCATAGGAGACGTCGACGCCGAGCCGGAGCATCGCCAGCCGTATGTTTTCCTGGGTCGCGAGTATTCCCTTAGAGCCCGTCGCGAAGCCTTCCCCGACCTTCGCCCGCGCCTGGAGCGCCTGCCGAAGCGCATACTCCCCGGGTTTCGCCTGATCTCGTATATGCTCCGAGATACCGTTCTCGGGATCGAGGAGTACGGCTACGATCTCGCGGTCGCTTCTTCCCGCGCGGACGAGCGCGGCGGCGACGGCGAAGACCGCGCGGCTTCGGTCGCCGCCGAAGTTCCGGTCGCCGGTCGGGTCGGTCCCGAGCTTCGCGACGCGGCCGACCCATTCGGGTAGATCACCCCTCGGTATAATCGCGTCGTCGGAAGCGCGGACGACGTCCGCCTTCGGCGCCTCTACGCGGGGAAACCTTTTATCCTCCGCGTCGTAGACTAACCCCCAGTCGGCCCACTCCTCGCGCGCGAGCGCCTTCGTCCGGCCCTTCTCGCGCTTCTTCTTATCCGGCACGTTCACGGTGCCGGGGAGCCTCATGATCCGGTCGACGTTGTGACAATGATCACCCCCGAGCGCCCGCTCCAACCCTCGGTTGACCGATTCGATCCGCTCGTAGTCGTTCGCGCCATGGATGAGGACCGGCTCTTTTAGAAGCCAGAAGGCTTGATAGCCGCCGCCGGAGAACAGGACGACGCTGGGTCTGGGATCGAATGCTTCGAGTCGCGCTTTTATATCGCGACGCGCGACGAGTAGGTCGACGTCCTTCGGCGGGTCGACGTCCACGTGATAAGCCAAGGCCGCGGCGATCTCTTCTTTCTCGGCCTTTTTGACCAATATCTTCGCCGGCCGGTTAACGGAAAAGTAGACGTTGCGTTTTCCCTGGCTCCAATTAATCCAGGCTGCCGCTTCCCTCTCCTGATCCGACCGGTAGGTATGAACTTGAACCTTTCGCGTCTCGGGGTCGATCGCGGTTAAGACCCAGAGCCCTTTGGGCTCCCATCGCTTTAAAAAAGCGACCGCCTCGTCGGTAACACCGTAGAGGAGTTCGTCCGGCTCGGCCACGACTACCGAACCTTCCGCCTGATCGGCCTTTCTCGGATAAACGCCTCGACCTCGTCGACGTAGTAGAACCGCGCGTGCCCGAGCCCGTAGACCGGGAGCCCGGCCTCTTCCCATGCCTCGACTTGGTCTTTCGAGAGTGAGTATCGTAGCTTAAGCTCGTCGCGCGTGATCATTTCCCCGCGGCTTACCGCCGCCGTCGCGCTGGCCATTCTAGCTACTCCCACGCATGTACGATTTACGGCATAAATAGGGCGTAACTCTATAACCCCTATTTTTCCCTAAGTAAACCGTAAAAATACCCTATTTACTTTTCCCGCCGAGGCGCGTAACGTAGCCGAACCTAACCGGGAGAATCAATATGGCCGACCCTAACTCCCACTCATCGCGGCCCGAGGGCGCCGTCGTCGCCCTCCGCTCGCCGGCCCGTACCCCGATCGCCGTATGCTTGATCGGTGCCTACAACGTCGCGCGTAAGCTCGATCGAGAAACGATCGAGCGTAGCGGAATTATCGACCTCCTCCTTCTCTACGCCGAGAAGCACGCTAACCCCTCGGCGAGAGCCCTCGCGGCCGACCTCGCTGCCAAACTTACGGAGAAATAATGCGTCCCATCTATACCGTCGTCGCCGTCTTCGCGCTCCTTACCTTCGCCGCCGCGCGCGCGGCCGATAAACCTATCCCTCCGGCCGCCGCCGACGCACCCCTTCCGCTCCCCGCTAAGGTTCACTACGACGACCTAAGCGGGGACGAGGCCCAGACGATCATTATTGCGCTGGGCCGGTCGAGCGTCGCCGCCTCGGTCGTCGTTCCGCTGATGAACAAGCTCTCGGCTCAGCTTACCGAGCAGGCGAAGGCCGAAGCCGCGAAGAAGAATCTCCCATGAGCATCGATTGCGCTTCGGTATTCCTACACGCAAAACGGTTGAGGTTACTTGTCATCGGATCGGCGGTCCTCTTCGGCTTATGCCGTCACGCCGCAACTCGCCGCCGAATTCATCCTTGCCGCGATAGCGGTGTAGCATAATAGGAGCCGAGCTTGATTCAGCTTTCGACCATTCGATGCGCCGTCGATATCCTCAAGGGGAGATTGCCGGGCGCGCTCGCGATGCTCAAGGCGCGCGATGCCTCGATTGCAATTCGACACACTGACGATAGTGCGTCGTGTGAGATTACATTTTACTTCGACCGAGACACCAAAAGCGCAGGGAATGCCTATCGAGCGATCGAGCGCATTTACGAGATGACCCGCGAACAATTTCCAAAGCGATAAGGGAGCCCGCCGTGTTCGTTGCGCTGCCAACCGAAATCCACGACCAAATCGACGCGCTGATTGATGGCGCCATCGCAAAGACGCCGGAGGCCGCTGGCGAACGCGCGGACCTACGCGCGCAGCTCGTGCGCTATTTCTGCGATTGGGATCATCTGCCGACGGCACAGAATCTATCAATCGAACGGAGACAGCAAGATGGCGAATGATCTCATTGAAGAAGCTCGGCGCGTCGCGATGCGGATTTGTCCGATCCCATCGCAAGTAGAAGATGGCGATTCTATCGAACGCATGCCAGACGACCTGCTCCAGGCATGTAGCGTAATTAGTCGCCTGTGCGATGCCGTTGAGGTCCGCGATGGCGAAGAGACAGGCTGGGTTATCGAGCACGGCCGCTCGCAGCCATCGCATCCTGAATATTGGGCGGCTACTGGTTTCGACCATGACAACCTGAAGGCCATTCGCTTCGCACGGAAAGAAGATGCGGAGCGCGTCGCGAATGCGTTGGGCGGCGGCTGGCCGGAAGGCTATCACCGCATTGCCGATCATATGTGGTGCCGGTGATGTTGGGGCACAACGTCCGGGTCTATCTCAGCTCGCCAAAAGAAGACGTGAGCGGAGCCAACGATGAATGAGCGATGCGGCTGGTGCAGCAGCGAAACGAGCAAGGTCTACCACACCGGCTATTGTCCGCAGGTAAAGGCAATCGAGTACTATCCCGACGGATCGGTGAAGCGCGTCGAATTCCATTCGCATCAGTCAACAATTACGATGGACCCGCGAGTGC